CTATTATAATTATAATTTAAATATATAGATATGACATTAAATGAGCTCATTGATGATGTTCTATTAGAAGCTAGAAATAACTAGATTACTGAGAGTGAAAAACTCAGTAGGTACTAGATAGAATTGTGGATTAAAACTTATCGAGCTTACTTATTAAAACAGAAGTTAGATAAGGGAGAACAATTAGATTAGATCTTCTATTAGACTATACGCATGCATTTGGATAAAATAGAAGAAGACCCAGGTCATGTAGAATACCAAGGGGATAAAGAATTGCCTACTTTACTTGGTACTAAACTTACTACTTCAGTAATAACAGTAAAGGATGCCTATGGAAACATTATTCAATTAGGTTCTGAAACTAAAATGAAATTCTAGAGATATAGAAAGTATACCTGTAAAGATTATATTGCATATGTTAAAGGTAATAGGATATATGTAGAAGGTGATGCTAATCAACTAGAATATATTGATGTAGAAATAATTGCTGAAGATCCTACTGAAGATAAACTATGTTACAATCCTGATAAGGATGAATATCCTTTACCAGCTTATATGTGGGGTACAGTTAAGTAGTTAATCTTTACTAAGGATTTCTTAACTATGAGGCAGCAAGTATCTGATACTACTAACGATAGTAAAGATGATACTTAGAATGTAATGAATTAGAATGTTAACAGAAGTATAAGACGATGAATGAATTAAATAAATCAGCTAATAAAACGGTATCTTATACTATACCTTCATTCTATAACCATTACTTAAGTAGTATAGAACCAGATACAGTATACGATATAGATTATACTACTTATAGAAAGATAGTAACAGACTACTTTTATCACTTAAGAGATTAGTTATTAGAAGAAAGTAAAGAAGTTAAATTACCTTATAGAATGGGTAGTATACAAATAGTAAAGAAACAACCTAAACATTTAGATGGTAGAAGTCTTAGAATAGATTACAAAGCTACAAAAGAATTAGGTAAACTTACTTATTTACTTAACGAACACTCAGGATTCTATAAGTATAGACTTTACTGGAATAAATAGGATATGCTAGTGTCTAATAAAAGTAAGTATTAGATTGTACTTACTAGAGCAAATAAGAGAAATTTAGCTAACATAATCAAAAACAATATTCATGATTATTAGGAGGTTTAATATGGACACATTTAAATTTGAATGCAATGGTCAATACTAGTTTACTGATAGTCCTGGTGTGTATGCTATTGTCAATCTGTTAAATAATAAAAAATATATAGGATCTACTAGCAGTTTAAGAAAAAGATTTAGACAGCACTACAACTTGTTGTCTAAATAGAAACACCCAAATGTTATACTTCAAAGAGCTTTCAATAAATACGGTTGCAAACATTTCGGATTCATAATATTAGAACGTTGTGAAGATATTGTTGATACGCTACTTTGTATAGAACAAAAATATATTGATGCTTTTGGAGATTATAATATATGTAAGTGTGCAGGAACTACTAGAGGTGTTACTCATATATAGCCTTAGATGTCAGAAGAAGGTAGAAAAAAGATAGCAGAATCTAATAGAAACAGAGTTTGGACTATAGAATCTAGATTAAAAAAGTCTATTTCCTCTAAAAATAGTGAATGGAATAAAATACAAAGAAAACCTGTATATAAGCTTGATTTAAATGATAATATAATAGAAGAGTTTGAATCTGTGACCGCTGCCGGTATATCTGTTGGAGGAAATAATAGGAGAGTTGGTGTAAAAGATTGTTGTACTGGTAAGCGCAAAACAGCTTACGGTTATAAATGGAGATACAAATATGATATACAAAATGGTAAGTAGTAAGGCTGTATTAGCGAAAGTAATATCTGATTTACAGCTTAGTGAATCTGAATTTCCGATAACAGACTGCATGCAATGGATTGGAGAAGCTTTAATGAACATAGGTTCTGTTAATCAACTAGATCATAAAGTAGAAGTAATACCTATCAATGGTTATTAGGCTAAGTTACCATGTGACTTAGAAAGATTGAATAGTGTAGCTTACTCTACATGTGATTGTGGTGGTTGGATACCTATGAAGAAGAGTACAGGTACATTCAGCGTCTATGACAGAAAAGATAACTGTGATTGTTGTAATATGATTATACACGATGATGTATTAATACCATTAGTAAAGAACCTTCACAATATTACTAAAGATAAAGACGCATTAGAAATACTTAATAAAGATACTAATACTAGATAGACACTTAGTGCATTAATTAATAATTATACAGTTTGTAGCAAAAATGGTAGATTACAGCACACTAGTTTTAATGGTACTAATTTCAGTTATACGCCACAATATGATGTTAAACCAGGATATCTCATCTCAAACGTTCCAGAAGGATATGCGAAAATCTCATACCATGCTATCTATACTGATGAAGATGGCATGCCGATGATGCCAGATGTATAGTCTTACTTTGAAGCTTGCTTCTGGTACTGTGCATAGAAAATACTTTATATTAAGTATATAAAAGGAGAAGTACACAGATAGTTGTGGATAGATGCTAAGAACTCTTATAACTTCTATAGAAAGCAAGCATATGCTGAATCTTTGATGCCTAATCAAGATGAATTGACTAATATTAAGTATACGTGGAATACATTAGTTCCAGAGATGGATGAAGAACGTACTTTCTTTAGTACTACTGGAGATAGACAAGAAATTTATAATTAGAATTATAATAGACTATGGAGATAAATAGCCAAGTAAATACATTTCAAGGGGGTATGAATATCGACAGTGATATTACTATGCTAGCTGATAACTAGTATAGATGGGCTGAGAATGTTCGACTACTTACAGATAATGCTAGTACTACAGGTATTCTATAGAATATAGAAGATGTAAGATAGTACGAAGGTGGTATTGAAGCATCTGAAAATATACTTGGTACAGCAGTAACTAGGTGGTACAATTCTACTAAGAAGATAGTAGAAGAATGTGGTATAGTAGTTACTATGGAATTGTATGAAGGAACTTATATTAATAATATATGGGCTATAACTGATTTCAACAGTATTAAACCTACTTGGACTTTAGTAGTATCTGCTGTTATGAATCTAGTTAATAAAGTAGCTATCGTTACTAATTATGAGTCAGATAAAGTAAGCAAGATATATATATCTGATGGCACTTCTTCTATTAAATGCATTAATATATCTGCTCAATATAAAACAGATAAGACTAATCACATAGAAGATGATACTTACTTTGACCTATTACCTAGTTCTACTATTGCACCGTTTAAGTTTATTGAATTGACATCTGGTAATTTACCAGCTGGTATGATACAATATTGTTATCAGTTATTCAGTGTACATGGCGGAGAAACATCTACTTCTTCATTAAGTCCTATGATACCTATATCATCTAGTAATTCAAATTCATCTAAAACATTTAAAGGTGATAGACAAGGTGAGAGTACAGATAAAGGTTGTATGTTACAAGCTACTTTGTTTAATGATGGTAGATTTGAAAAAATAAGAATCATTAGTATTCAGTATACTAGCAATACTCAAACTCCTAAGATATATGTAATTAATGAATTAGACTTACCTAAGTCTGAAGATAATGTAATAACATTTAATTACAATGATGTTGGTAGTAGTTATGTTAACGAATTAAGTATAGAAGAATTTAACGATCTTGTTCCATTTGAATTTAATGCTAAAAGTATAGCAAAAATGGATAATAGGTTGTTTGCTTCTAATGTGCAGGAATTAACTTGGGATGTAGATTATGATGCTAGAGCATATAGATGTAATAGTAATGGTATCATTAAATTAAACTCTAGTATAAGTAATCAAGATATTACTACTACTTTTCAAGAACTAACTAGTCCAGAAACAGATTTAGTTATACCAGAAGAACACGATTGTATAAACCCAATGAATAGTTCAATGGTATATCCTAATAATTCAACAGATGAATATGCATTTGGATATGATGATAATGGAATTATTAGAGGTGGTAGAGGTCTAAATATTAGTTATAGATTTATTATAACAGATTTAATAGAGTCTGACAATACTCCAGTAGTTGACGATGAGGGTGATAAATTTGTACCATATAGTATGAGCTTATCATCATCTAAAAAATCTTATAATACTATTAAGTTAGTATGTCCTGAAACAAAAGAATTAGTACATACATTTAATAGTGATGGTAAATCTAGAATAAGAAACTATTGTGATCCTTACTATGTATCTAATTTCTTAAGTCATCAAAGAGATGAAGTATATAGATATGGTATAATATTATATAACAATAAGAATATACCTTCTCCTGTACATTGGATTGGAGATATTAGATTCCCTTCTGCTGATGTTGAAGGTTATGAACCTTTTACTTTTGGCGGAACTGTAGATGGATCTGGTAATTACGAATTAGTATCTCATCCACTTGGTATAATGTTCTATGTGAATAATCTTCCTACTGATGTAGTAGCCTATGAAATAGTAAGATGTGATAGAACATTAGCAGATAGAACAATAGTTACTTAGGGACTACTAAACAGAACTATTAGATTCAACGGGTGGTACAATAATACTGAAGATTATAGAGCAGAATACTCTTTGGGTAGCATAGATAGAAGACCTACTATTATGCCTACTTTTAAAGAAGGCGTAGCTCCAGAATTTGTACAAGGGTTCTATAATTCAAGTAAGAATCTATTTGTACAACAAGATGCTTAGGATTAGAATCCTTTTGATACATATGGTATATTTGATTTAGTGACAGCTGATATATGTTTTAATAAAGAGAAATCAGATCAGATTGTTACTAGTGGTATGAGTATTGTGCCATTATATTGTGCACACTCTGCTACATACTGTAATGACGCTAACAACAAGCATTATAGATTAGGTATACCGTTTACTAAAGTATTAGGAAAAAGTACTAATAATGTACAAAATCCATTTGGTGGACCTGTAGAATATTCTGAACATACTGGTAATAAACCTAGTGCTTCTTAGGGAGTATTCGATGGTTATGAACAAGATGGTGATATGGTAAGCGGTGGTATATGTAAATACTATCAATTCTTTGGTAAGAATTATGCTCACAAAGATAATTCTAATTTGCGTCAATCTTTCCCTATAAAAGATGTAACTAAGCCAACTAACATATCTCCATATCAAGAAGCATTTGATGCTAAACAAATAGTAGATTACATAGATAGATTTGGTTTTATAAACTATAGTATTGGCTCTAGAGAAGCACTTGGTCCTCATGGAGTATGTTTAGCTATTAGTGCTCCAGATGTATACTCTGGTAATTATACTGGAATTCGTACCACTCCTTTATTAAGGAAATATAGACACAACGCTGTATTGTTTGTTAACATAAAGAAAAACACTACACAGTATGGTGGTAACACTTTTATGAGTAGAAGCTATTCTATATATAACAGTACTAATACTTATGTTAAAACATCTTGGGAAGGATACGATAAAGCAATGTGTTTTGGTGGTGATACATATTTAGGAGTATTGGACTATACTCATACTATGCTATTTACTAGAAATGACCCTGATGATAGAAATGGTTTTAAGAGATATGTTGGAGCTTACATTCCACTAGAATCTAGTATAAACCTGTACTATAGAAATGATGAACATTACTCTCAAGACATAGTAGAATCGTCTGGAGATGGTCAAACTGGTGAAGCTAATGTTTACTTCCTTACAGATCCAGGATAGATGAACACTCTATATACTTAGAAAACTCCAATGTATGTATATAATGCTGCTTACTCTAATACTAGTACTAGTAAGAATTATATACAGAAATCTATATATGCTGAAGATGATGTTAAAAGCATGAATAGAATCACTTGTTCAGAGTTAAAAACAAATAATGAACAAACAGATAGTTGGACTAAATTTAAATTTGCTAACTATTTAGATACAGATAGTACATATGGACCAGTTACTAATCTTAAAGTATTTAAAAACAAATTGTATTTCTTCTAGGATAGTGCTGTAGGTATAGCCTCTGTTAATGATAGGTCATTAATTACTGATAATAATGCTGGAGCTTTAACATTAGGTACTGGTGGTGTTCTTACCAGATACGATTACTTAGTTACTTTAAATGGTGATAGTATTATTAATGATAAGAGTATTACTAATTCTGAAACCACTTTGTATTGGTATGACTTAGATAAAAATGTTATATGCTCACTTAGCAATGACTTTAATGAGTTATCTAAAGTAAAACAAGTATAGACATATTTAAATAGATTACCAGATAATGCTCGAAAGAATCCAGTATCATTCTACGATAAGAAATACAATGAAGTATGGTTTAGAATATATGATAGATGTTTAATATTTAATGAACAACTAAATGTATTTACTTCTTTTTATACTCATAATCCAAACTGGTTCTTCCCATTCTCTACTAGATTAGTTACTATTAAAAACAATAATTGTTATTACTTACATAATATGTATGATGTTAATAGTACTACTAAAGAAGAGAAAATATCTTATGTTAGATTTGTAGTTAATAAAGATATAGCATATACTAAAGTATTCGATAATCAATGGTTCTCTGCTGAATTTGTAGACATTGGAGATGAAACTAAGCCTACGTTAATATCTGATATACACTTTAATACTAAGAATTAGGAAACAGAACCTATTGATTGGAAATAGATAGAATAGAGAGAAGATACATTTAGATTCCCAATAAGTAGAGAGAAACAAAATAATCCAGGTTAGCAGCAATAGACTAATATGTCTTATGCTGGAAGGATGAGAGGAAAATACTTAATCTGTAATTATACATTAGATTGTAATGATAACAGAGAATTTAAGCTTCCTTATGTTAAAACAACTTATAGATATTCAATGTTATAATATGAAAACTAAGAAATTAAAAAGAGTTCCTCAATATGCTTTCGGTGCTGATGCTATTTCAAACTGGGGTAATATGAGTGGAGTAGATAAAGCGAATGTGGTTACACAAGGAGTTGGTGCTGTAGGTAGTATGATAGGTAATGCTACTAGTGGAAAGAAACCTACAGCAGCTGGTGTAATAGGTGGAATAGGATCTGGAGCTGCAATGGGTGCTTCTATTGGTGGACCTTGGGGAGCAGTAATAGGTGGAGCTATTGGTGGTATTACTTCAAGTATAGGTTCTAGCGGTTCTGTTAATGAACAGACTGGTGAATATGAATTACCATCAGGAATAGCTGGTCTATTCGGTCACAGTAAAAGTTATATACGTAACAAAGCTGGTAGAATTAAAAACGGTATTCAAGCCAGACAAATGTCTGAATAGGTAGCAGCTGATTACTATCAAGAAAATGGATACAATGAATTAAGTTTATCTAAAGGTGGTGTAGTACCATCTACTATGGCTTACTTAGATGATGGTGAAATGCTGAGAACACCAGATGGAACTATAGGTTCTATACCAGAAGAAGGTAAACCTACAGATTCTAATTTATTAAATGTACCTGTTGGAACTCAAGTATTAAGTGATAAGATTAAAGTTCCAGGAACAAATAAAACATTTGCAGAAATGGGAAAGAAATTAATGAAGAAAAGCAACAAGAAAGCTAATAATATATATGCCGAAAATAGTTAGATGCTAAATGAGAGAAATAATTAGATAGCTTATCAGGCATTATTAGATTAGCAAGAAGCTTTGAAAAGTAAAAAAATAAAGAAGAATACTGCTGCTTATGCAGATGGCACTAAAGGCATTAAACCATATGGATATAATAAAAATATGTCTGATTTTAAATACTGGGATTCAGATAAAAATAACTATACACAAGATTACTTAAACTGGGTCAATGGTATCACAGATCAAGATGTAAAAGATATCTATGGTGGTAAATATGGAGATATGTCTACTTACTTAGGTAAGAACAAAGGAGTTATACCTACAGTAGAACAAGCTAGATCTTTAATGACAGACAGAAAGTATGGCGATTGGCATAAGATTGGTCAAGCATATGTAGATAGTAGATCTAATCAAAGTAATGGACCTAGACATATACCATCATCTGAAGTAGCAAGTAGATTAGGCATTCCTTATAATATTAATGCTCCTATTGGTAATGTAGATACTGCTAATGCTAGAAGTAGTAAATACTTTAACTATACTGGTAATCCTGGACAACTTCCAGTAGGTAATATATATAGTCCAAATAGTAAAAAGCCGAAAACTCCAAGTGATAATAACTGGTTAGATCTAATAGACAATATAGCTGCATTAGCTGGACCTATTGGTAATATATTCTCAGGTAGTCCTGAAAGAGTAGAAACATATACTTATGATCCAGTATATGGTCCTACTGATTATAACATAGATCCTATACTTAGAGAAGCTACTCTAAGTGATAGAATTGCTAGATACAATATGGCTAATATTAATCCTAACACTGGAGCTAATATGGCATTTGGTTTACAGTCAGCAGTTAATAGGAACAAAGCTATCTCTAATGCTTATGCTACTAAGAACAATGCTGAAAATCAAATGGCATTTAACAATGCTCAAATAGCTAATCAATGGGGGCAACAGTATGCTAATGCTAGACATTTAGCTTCTGTAGAACAAGCTTAGAATGATGCAGCTACTAGAAATATTCGTAGAAAAGGATTTGGTGATTTATCTACAAGAATATAGTAGATAAGTAGAGATAAACGTTTAACTAAAAGAGACTCTGCTGTACTAGAAGCTATGTTACCTTATTTGGAATATGGTATGACATCAGATCAATTAACTAAATTATATAATAATTTGAAAAGATAATGGCAACGAATAGATTTGATAAACCAATAGAAAGTGAGTATATTAGTTAGTATACACCAATACCCTTTGAATAGTTATATGCTATAGGTAAAGCAAATAACGAAAGAGTAGATAAAGCTTATTAGGATTTAGGTAATCAGTTTACTAAGTGGTCAGAGTTTAGATCACCATCAGCTGTAGATACTAAGAGATGGTATGATTTAACGGTTGGAGCTGGACAAGATGTAGTAAATAAATTAGCAGCTAATCCAGATTTGATTAAAACAGCAGAAGGTAGATCTTTAATACAATCGTTTATTAATACTAGACCTTATAATGAGCTAAGTTAGTTACAACAGAGTAGAGAAGGATTACTTTAGAGATAGAAAGTAAATCAACAACTTATGCTATCTGGTAAGTATAATCCTATGTGGCACGATGTTGACTTTACTAATTATAATACTTTAGATAGTGGAGTATTTAATGACGTTGCTCCATTAGCTTATAAGTCAGAAGTAGACTTAGTAAAGCCTTATGTTGATAATTTAAAAGCTGGGTATATTAGATCTGATGGTAGTTATGATTATTCTGGTGTATCTACTGATAGAACGGATGAGCAGATAGCTAAGAATATATCTGCAATATATAATACTCCAGAAGCTCAAATGCATATAAACACTTTAGTAAGATAGGGATTTACTCCTGATCAAGCTAGAGCTTTATTTACAGATAGAATTTATAGAGCAGGTAGAGAGTTTGCATATGAAGACAGGGAGGCAAATGAATTTGCTAAACTAGAATATAGTAATAGATTAAGAGCTGCTAGAACTGGTCAAGACACAGTTAATAACGGTCCTTGGTATTTAACCGATTCTTTGGAATATACTGGGTTGTAGAAATTTAATAATGCTAGAAACTATTACTTATCTAATAATCCTAATTATGAGAAGCTAAAAAACGATGTTAATAGCAATGATCCAGTTATTAGAGAAGTGGCTAGTAAACAACTCAGATCACTTGCAGATAGTGCTACTCCTTATAATATGTTCAGAGATATTATGAGAAAGTATGGTACAGAGAAGGATGGAAAATTACAAATTACAAATACAGATATAGATTATGCCGTTAATGATATATTCAATAACTTTGGATATACGGTTCGTAACTCTAAATTAAATGATCTATTGAGTAGTACCATACAGGGAATTACAGAAAATGAACAAAGTACTCCTTTAGGTAGACGTAAAATTATATCTGGCGGAGAGAATTTGAATTTAATGTCTAGAGTAGTATCAGAAATAGCTGGATTTGAAGCAGTAGACCCTAATCGTAATAAAGTAATAAATGCTTTGAAAGGTGGCAAATTTAATAATATGATATTACTTAACAATGACAATATGATAACTATTCCAGTTGTTAAGGATGGTTAGCCAAGTACAGCTAATTTGCAAAGAATTAAAGTAGCTATATCTGAAGATGATATTAAGAATGCTGGTCTCACTGAGGACGATATGAAAAAAGCTGGAGCTACAATACAAACTTCTAAGCAATCTATATCAGAAAGTGAAACATCTAACTTATCTGGAAAAACTTCTGGCGAAAGATCTGAATTAGGAGAACAAATAGCTAAGAAATGGAGTAGTAATACTACTAGAACTGTTAGACCTGGTATTAAATATTATGTATTAAATTTAAGTAACAGTGTACCAACATCTGGAGATGATTTAAATGCTGAATATTTAAATCAACAAGCACTTAAACTAAATGTGACAGGATCAGTAGCATCTGGATTGTATCCAGATGTACAAAATGAATCTTTTGGATTTCAATAAATAATATAATATGGCAAAGAAACAAACATTTACTGTGGGTAGTAAAGATAATATGAGAAGTAGGCTTCAAGAGTTAAAGGATTATACATTTAATCCTTTAACTGGAATCAATCCTTCTGAAGAACAATATGAATTTGATATGGCTCAAACTAAGCCATTAAATACTTCTTCTTTAGAAGAAACTCCTAAGTAGGAAAAAAATGTAACTACTGAAGATGCTAGTACCACTAAAAGTGGAAAAGGACCCAACTATATAGCAGATCCGGTATTCTCATTTATCAATGGTATTCAATAGGATATGGTAGATAGACCTACTGGCGATATGCTGTTGAATAATAAAGAAAAAGATGAATTAGAGTTTCAGAAAGTATTTCTAGAAACTGAAAAAGAAATGAAGTTGTTAGATCAACAACTTAATAGAGCTTACTTAGATAAAGATACAGATAAGGTTCATGAATTATATCCTTAGTATAAAGCTACTTTTGACGCATACTCTAGTATGCTAGATGAATATAAAAAAGTAGCTAGTAAATACTATAGTCAGTATGGATATCAGCCTACTGTAGAAGAAAGATTACAAGCTCTTAATGAAGGTATTTCTGAAAGAGAACAGAAGTCTAAAGAATTAGGTGAAGATATTCAAAGAGGTAGAGATATATTACATTTTACCAATAGTATATACTCTATAAGCGATGAGTGGAAACAATTAGAACAAGAAAATTGGGCATATCAAGTACCTAGAGCATTAGGTACTTCTTTTTCGTCTATATAGGCTACAGCTGCTAACTTTGCAGCTATTGCTGCTGCTAATTATTTAGCAGCACAAGTTGCTGCATCTCCTACTGGTCCTTATTCTCCATTAATTGCTGGTGGTGCAGCATTAATAGGAGCTGGAGTTACAGTAGGTACTAATATATGGTCTAGAGATAGAGAGTCTTTATCAGAAGTAGCTAACAATTATAAACAGAATGTTTATGAGTATGCTAACAAAAATAACATAGACATCAATAGCTTAGCAGATATAGGTAGAGAAAACCTTAGCCGTATAACTGGCGTAGAATATTCTAATGATAAGAATTCTTCAAATTATAGAAGCAATGATGAAGTGTTTGAAGATATGTTAGCCTATGATATACCTACTGGTAATAATGAATTAGATGCATTGAGATATACTACTAAAAATAACTTAAAAGACATCTATAATAGAAACATGGCTTTAGCAGCTAGTGATGTAGCTCAAGCTGCTACTATAATTCCTGGAGCAGGTAAGGTGTTTACTAAAGTACTTGGTAAACTTAATTTGCCAGAGAGAGTTATTGACGGTACAGTTAAGGTATTAGATAAAGCAATTGACTATACTACTAAGAAAGTAGCTCCCAAAATATCTAAGGTAGCTAAACATAGATTATCTAAATATATACTAGAACCTACAGTTAGAATAAGTGCTAATGCTGCATTAGAAGGTGTTGAAGAAGTAACTCAATATATGATTGGTAATCGTATAAACGAACAGAATATATCTGATACTAATCTATATAATCCTCTCGATGTAGCTACTATGTTTATGGAAAACAATGCTATGGCATTAAAAGGTTTAGCTGCTGTAGCTGGTATTAGCGGAGATCCAGCTTTAGATGGAAACAAAGAACTGGTAGATAATTTTAAAGTAGGTGCAGCTATAGGTTTACTTATGGGTGGTGGAACTACAGCTGTAAGTACTGCTAACAATTTAAGATCTTATAATGCTGGTACAGAGTTATCTAGAAACTTAATGGCAGAACATATATCTGCAAAAGAGGATATATATAAATATATTCAATATGCCAATAAAGCAGATAAAAGGATGCTTAATAAAGAAGCATTCTTAGACGCTATTGATCAGCAAATAGAATCCGCTAACATTCCAGATGGTTGGACTAAAGAAGATCTTGAAAGCGAAAAAAGAAATATATCTTCTATATATGATATTGTAAAGAATAACAGTAAAGTAAGAGAATTTAAAGGAGAAGATAGACACATTGCTGCTGCTATATATAAGCACAAAACTGATATGTATAACAAAGCTATATCTGATTACGAAACTCAAACAAAAGATATAGCTCAAAGCTATAACTCTGTTAATTCTGAAATAGATAATGTATTAGGTAGTTTATCCGATGATAATACAGATAGTGAAAATATCTTACTGTTGAAAGCTTACCTATTAGATAAAGCAAGATTAGAAGGAATTAAAAATTATATTAAAGTATTAGAAGAATCTCAGATAGTAGACAAAGATAAACTAGATGAGTTCTACATAGCTGAAAAAGGTATAGAAAGACGTTTGTCAGGTTTATCAGATATTAAAGATAAATTCTCTATAAACCCAGATGATATTGTTTTGAGTTCAAGAGATGATATTGAGTCAAATGCAGTTAAAAGTCTTTTAGCAGAAATTGCATTAACAGATGCTAAACAATCATACAAGAAATTTATAAATAGTGACAAAGCCTTAAATAAGGCTGTCGATATATATAAGAATAGTATTACCGAAGATACTATAAATCAAGATGAACATATTCAAGAAGAAGAAACTCCACAACAAGAACCTGCTAATATTGATGAAGAAGACACTTCAGATACTATAACTCTACAAGATAGTATAGATAAAGCACAACAATAGGCAGATAAAATTCAAGAACCAACTAACCAGCAGCCAGCTGTACTTGAACAAGCATAGCAACAATTAACTGGAGAAACTGAAGAAGAGGAAGAAGCTATTACTCAGCCTACTCAAGTTACTTCTGAACAACCTGTACAAGAAGAAGAAAAAGAAGTTATATCTCCTAAATCATTTTGGGAATTAGGTACAACTGTAGATACAAACGAAGACTATGAAGGATTAGTAGAAGAAGAACTGACCGAAGAAGATTTAATTAATCCTGATGAAACTATATCAGAAGATAATACTAATAATGTAGCAGATAATCCAGAAGCTACAGTAGATCAAAATGTATCTGATTATGAAGGTACACAGAGTATTGAGGATATACCTTCTGTTTAGGAACAACCTTCAATGCAGACAGAGGAAATCATTCCACAAACTCATACTGTTACTAGTAATACAGAACAACCTTCTGCTCCTATTACTGAACAAGATATAGAAGATAGCAAAATATACGATTGGTTATATAGCTTATATACTGACGATGTTTAGGTTAATGATGAAGAACCTACAGAATTAGTATATGGAACTCTGTACTATCAGCCAGATAATGATCAACCTATGTTCAAAGGCTATGAATCTGGAAGAGCATTAAATGAATATCTATCTACTCCAGGTATGTTAGCTGAAAGTAAAGTTACAGCTAAGATTGGTCCTAAAGATTCTAAGTTTGGATCATACGACCCAGCAAATAAAGCTACCTGGGATGAAGCTCCTATATATATAGAAATAGAAGCCAAAGATGGTAGAAAGTTCATGGCTACTTTGAAAACTATCGAAGGAGCTAAGGGTATATATAGAACTCATGGTAGAGAATTATCTAAATCAGAAGAAGATAGAATCCGTGAGTTACGTAATCAAATCATTGAAGCTAAAATTAATGATCCAAATTGTGAAATAACATTTAAGAATATTACTATTACTAATGGTAACTTTAATGTTAATAGAACAGAAGAAGGAGAAGTAATAAATAGAAATCTATTAGATATAGAATCTTTAGGAGTTAGAGATTTACATAATATATTGGATTCAGAAACTAAGTTTGGTATAGGCAAAGGTGTAGCAGACCATTTTATAATCATGGATAGAAATGGTCTTCCTATGGAAGGTAAAGGTGGATCTGGTAAAATATTTGTATATCCGCCTGCACAAAATACTCCAGCTGGTGTTACTAGGAACATTAAACTTAATGAAGCTAGATTCAGTACTGAAGATAATCGTCCTTCAGATTTAGCTAGATACTTAGCTAATGTAATACTATACAGATAGACTGGTAATGAAGCTGTATATCCAGAAGATGTAATTCAACTAGTAGTTAACTATGGTAATTCTACTATATTAGATCCTTCTGATCCTAGATATGCATTTTTAGCAGATAAATAGTTCTTTGTAAATTATAAGGAAGGCTGGGCTTAGTTAGGTAGAGAACAAGTTCTTCTATCTAAATTAAGAACAGATGCTGGATTTGAAGACCTAGTAGAATTTATTACAGATAATTTACATTGGAATACAGAAAAAAATCTATTGTGGGAACCATTGCCTAAATCATTTAGAGAAGCTATGATAGATGATAATGTAGATCATTTAGAATTAGTTCCTGGACTAGAATTTGATTTAGAAGATGTTGGATTAAAGAGAGTAAATGGTAAATTAATAACTGATGAAGATAATCCAAAAGGATTAACCACTTTAGCTTACTTAATTAAACACGGTAAGTTATTGAGCGATCTACAAGATAGATTGTTTACTAGACCTTATGTATATATTGATTCTCCAGTAATATCTTCTAAACCTACTGAACAACAAAAGAAGTTAGAAGCAGAATCTCAATCTCCTACTAAAAAGAAATTCAGTTTGTATGAAGTTCCTACTTTTGATGCTGGTGAAGAATTAAGTAGCAAAACGGAAGATAAATCATATGATGAATTTACAGATGCAGATTCTGATGCTGTATCTAGTTTCTTAGGATTAGATGGAGCTCCTAAAATATTAAATAGTAACCAGTTAAAACAAAGTAAATTTATCAATACCAAAAAGGCTAAAAAGTGGTTACAAAAGAAGTTAGGTCTTACTGATGAACAAGTAGAAGTAACTGATGGAGTTATTAGAGAATTTGCTAATGGTTCTGCTGTATATGGTATAGCCAGAGCAGATGGAATTGCTATATCTAATAAAGCTATTGAAGGAGTATAGTATCACGAAGCCTGGCATAGAGTATCTCTACTTATGTTAGATAGAGATACTAGAAATAAATTATATGATGAATTCAGAAAACAAAATAATCAGTATAGTAATCTAGACAATAAACAACTAGAAGAAGTAATAGCAGATAGATTCATGGATTATATGCTTAATGATAAAGAATCTACTTTAAGATACTATATCAATAAGATATTCCGTAATATTAAAAAATTCTTGCATATTAATTCTAATATTGATCCTACTAATCTTAATAAAATATTTGATGCTATTAAGTATGGAGATTTTTCTAATTATCAGCTTAATGAAGAATCTCTTAAAGATTTCTTAGATTCTTATACTGATGGAGCTTATTATAAAGTTGGTCCTAATAAAGATATAACTTTGAAACACTTCCCAACTTTACAAGACTTTCATTCAGCATTAGATAGCTTAAAGGCTTGTTTGTTTATAGCTAATGGTGCTAAATATATATCAGATGTATAGAATTTAAGCAATATTAAGCTTAAAAATCTTTTACTATCATTTATTAAATCAAATAGAACTACTACTGAATAGAAGGAAGCATTACAAGAAATAGTAGATAATTTTGATGTATTTATGTATCATCTACAACCAATGCTGGAATAGATGGGGATTAGATCTATAAATCAAAATATGGATGAAGAATTCCTAGATAGAGAAAGTAATGGTATACGGAACTACGATAAGGCTGGATATGAATTTGATAAAAAGAACAACGCATTAGCTAGTGCAAAAATGTTCTTTGCTACTTTATCAGATACATATTTTAGTTATAAGGATATAGATGGAGTAAAAGCTAGAACTCTTAGTACTAGAATTAATACTATTACTGGCTTACCTATGATTGTTAATTATGATACGGCTTACGCTCTAATTCTTAAAAACTTAAGTACAGTAGAATCATTTAGTACTGAACCTGGACAAGATCCAGAAACTTCATTATTAGGTAGATGCGCTAGATTAGCTAAAGGTAATGCCTTCTTTGCTTTCTTATATAAGAGATTGAATGGAGATATTGATATAAATCTTCAGACACAAATATTACAAACTGTTAAGAGTTTTGATTAGAATTTTGTAGAAGTACATTATCAACAAACTGAACAAGGTACATCATTTGTAGTAGATGATGGAATAAACAAAAGAGCTACTAAAATGTATCCTTCTACTTGGTCAGATTTGTTCTTTAATTCTTCTTTAGTAGAAAGAACTGAAACTGAAACAAAACCTAACAAATCCGAAATAAACGCAGTTATAAGTAGATTTAATGAATTATATAAGTAGGTAGAAGATAATAGAAATACTATTACTAACACTGATGTAGATACTTATATCAATGAATTAGTTAATATATTGAACTCTATTGGAATCACTGTAGATCATGATACTATAGAAGGATTGCTACCTAATGACAGACCTTATGGTATATCTAAATTAATATTAGGCAATGAAGCTGGAGCATTAAAATATCTATTTAATGGAACACTTCAGAATCTTATAGATGATAAGACAAAATATACTAATAAAAAAGGTATAGCTACAGTAAGACAATTAGACTAGATATACATGAACTTGGGTAAGAACAACTTCATTAACACATTAGCTCAAGCTCAAGCTGTAACACATCCTAGTGATACTGAAATATCAGTATTAGGTCCTAATAATAATATTATTTTTACTAAGACTTTGAACTGTTTTGTATCAGATCAAGTTAGATGGCTTAATAGTCATGATAGTGCTACATTAAAGGATTTGAATGCTGATACTTATTGTAGAAGTTCTTTGATTCTATCTGCTGTTAATAATAATAGTCCTATTAGATTAAACACTTTTGTTAATTTCTATGGAGAGAATAGAGGTGATAAAGGTAGAGATTATCTAAGTATTTCACCAGTTGAAGACTACTTAGCTAAAATGACATTTACTTATAATAATCATATTATATTCCCAACTATGGCTGATAAAAAGACATGGTTTACTATTAGTGGAGTAGGATTATTCAATAAAGAAATGTCAATTACTCAAGTTAGCAATAGTTTAAAGCTGTAGTTTAATAGAGAAGCGTTAAAACACTTATATCGTAGTTGGGAAGATGAATACAATATTATAGTAAAATATTACAGTTCTCTTCCAGATGTTAAGAAACCTATTAAGAACTATCATACATCTGGCAAAGGTGGTTTGTTTAGACACTTTACTGGATACTATACAAAAATAGATGGTCAACTTAAATGGATAGATTTAAATGAAAGAATCAAAAACTCTGTAAAAGAAGGCAATATAATACAGACATTAGAAGAGATTAAATAGGAACTATTTACCACTCCAAAGGACACTTTCTAGAAGATTAATGACAATCTACATATGCAGCTTAAACAAGAAATAGATACTTGTGAAAAGTTAGGTATAATAGAAAGAGATAAAAAGAATCCTAAAGTTATCAAGAATAAGCTATTAGACAATGTTGTATTAAATAAATTTAAAGAAATATACTTAGCACATCCTAATAATAATGTATCTAATCAAGCAGAAAGATATGCTATTTTAACTATGATTGGTAATCATATGATAAATTATAACATATCTGTATTAGAAACAGAAAAGATATTTACTGGTGATGTTGCTTTCTTTAAAAATGATGATGATAAGATCAAACGTTTAGGAGCTGTATTGTCTACTGGAGATAATCTAAGAACTCAATGGTATACTAGTGTAGATAAGAATATTAAAGAGTATAGAAGATTATAGAATAGACAGACTTACACAAATACTACTATTAATGATAATGAAATACCTAGTAGACAGCATAAGGAACTAGAAGATTTATTTACTTTCTCTAATACTAGAAAATTACTTATCGAAAAAGAAGGTTTGACAGAATCTCAAGTAGATGAGTTGATGAAAGATCCTAAATCAGCAGAGGAAAAGTATCCTATAATATTCAGCTTAGCTAAAGATTTAGCTGTAGAAGATGCATCAGCATATGGTATGAATAAAAAAGGTACTAAAGGTAATATTAACCAAGCCGATGCTGCTGTGTATATTAGACCTCAGATGTATAGAGATATTGTTAAAATGCTTGGAGAATGGAGTGATGAAATTGAAGAAGCTTTTAACATAATGGAAAGTGATGCAGACTGGTTGAATGATGCAGAGCTGTATGCTAAATCTTTGAAGACATTAATTAAGCCATTAAAGACTACTTACTTTGGTTATACCTATGATGCTAATCTAAAACATTGTATACCTGTGTTTAATAAGATGGCTATGTTTCCTATGTTTAAAGTATTAGCTACTGGAGACAATAGAGAAATATACGATAGAATGAATGCTATTGGTAAGTATCAAGGACTTACCCCTATAGATCAAGTAGCATTTGAATCTGCCGTTAAAGTTGGTATACAAGGTGCTACTGATATATATAAGGATTATAAGAACGATGAGATAAATGATCTAAGTAATATGCATATTACTACTTAGAAATTCAGAAATCTTAGAAGACAGCTTATAACAGATCCTCATACACATGACAGAACATTATTTGGTACTTAGGTATCCACAGTTGCTGTATCTAACCTAGTAATGAACAGAGTATATCAAGAAGGAACCGATAATGAAATAACTGGTCAGCAGATTAAAGAACAATTATTTGGTACTATTAATGCTATATCTAATAAAGGCTTTAAAGAAGTAAAAGATATGTTCTTATCTGATAATGCTCTTGATTATGCTAAGGCTTCTAAACAGTTGATTAAAGAAGCTAGAGCATCTAATATGGGTAAAGATGTAGAAGAAGCTCTTGAAGTAAATCAAGATGGTACAGACTTTAAAGTACCTTTATCAGCATTACCAGATAGTAAATGGGTAGAAACTAAATTAACATCTACTACTAATAAAAAAGCTATTGATTTGGAATTACCTGGTGGAGCGTTTATTCAGATGTCTTCATTTGGATTTAAATCTATAAAGGCTGTAGGTAGTAGAGCCATTAATAATGGTAATCCTCTACTTAACATAAACAAAGATGGTAGTATGGATTCTATCATTTCTATTAATTTATTCTCTCATATAATTCCAGATTATAAAAATAAAAGTTTTGTAGAAGCTAGAGATTGGTTGATAAAGCATAATATTATTGGTCAAGAGGCAGGTCCTATGGCTATGGGTTATCGTATTCCTACACAAGGTCTATCTTCTATTGCTGGACTTAGAATTGTTGATGTACTTCCTTCTGTAGTAGGTGATACTATTATATTACCAGATGAATTTACTACTCAAACTGGTTCTGACTTCGATATTGATAAGTTGTATATAGCAAGATATAACTTTGATAAAGAAGGAAATAAAATAGAATTTAAGAAACAGAAGAGTAATGAAACATTTGAAGCATATTTAAGAAGAAGATACACAGAAGAACAAGGTGGAGAATTAGAAGAATCAGTTAGAGGCTATTCCGCTACTTTTACTTTGTATAACAGATGGCTAGAAAGTATAAATAGTCCTACAAATGTATATGAAGCTAATAGTAGAGAAGCTAATGAAAACTTGTTACTTGATACGTATTTAGCAGTTCTTACTGATAAGAAAAATGTAGATGAAACTAGATTACCTCTTGATAAAGTAACTGGAATAATTAAAGAAGAAATTCTTCCTATTGTAGATGGGCAAGGTAAATTAGGCGATAGAATACCATTTAGAGAGCTATCTCCTACTTATCAAATGAATAAAAAGTACGAATATTCTGGTGGTAAGACTGGTATTGGTCCGTTTGCTCTTAATAATAAAAATCATGTATTAACTCAGTTGGCTAATCTTAAGTTCTCAGACATATCTTTATTACAAAGATTAGGTTTTGTTGGACTTGATGGTATTAAGAGTAGAAATGAAATAGTATATCAAAGAGATGAAAAAGGTAATATACTATTAGATGAACAAGGTAATCCTATAAAGATCCAAGAAGAAGGATTGCGTATATTAGACTGGATATCTGCTATGATTAATGCTCATGTGGACGTTGCTAAAGATCCGTATGTTATTAGACTTAATGTAAGACAATATACATACAATATATGTAATTTCTTACTCAGAGTTGGTTATGGTAAAGATACATTCTATTTCTTGCCATAGCAAATACTTAAAGATATGGCTAGTGCATATGATAGAGCATCTGGTATATATGGAGTAGATGATAGCAAAAGTAAGACGGCTATAGTAAAAGATGAGATCACTACTATACGTAAATCATACTATGACAAATATAAGAAAGCTGCTACAGAATTAGGTATAAAGAAGTTGGATCTCGAAATGAGTAAAACTGGAGATATCGTAATGCAAAAATTAGACAGTGAAGGTAGATCTATTGGTTTATACTCCATTGAAGATTTTGCTACTGATATTACGGATAGAGATTTCTTAATACAGCAATTGCAACTAAGTCAGAAAGATAATCTTACTAACGAAGAAGCTTATAATTATTATAAGAATCAAATACTGATATCAGAGTTATTTATTCAGCTTAATGATTTAGCACAAGATATGTCTAAATTAGTTTAGTTATCTTAGGTAGATACTAAACGGTTTGGTGGTAACTTTATTGAACAAGATAGATTTTTATACAGATTAAAAAGTCTCATAGCTAATTCTATATTATTTAATAAGGATGATATACTAAACTATTTGAATAGTACATTCTTAATGACTAAGATTAATAACGGTATTGTTGGTCCTTCTGATATGTTTAGTAATATAATGATTAGAGGGAAGAGAGATTTTAAATCTGCTATAAGTCAAGTACTTACTATGATAAATAGAATAGATACCAATGATGAATCTCTAAACAAAACTATCTCTAATGAACTTGAAGGGTCACTAAGATATTCTTTCTTAAATCAAGAAGGTATAGATTTGTATGATATGTTTTATGGTACAGATACTATGGCTAAGAGGTTATCAAAAATCAAAGCGGATATATTAGCAGGTAAGTATCCAGAAATGCTTACATAGGATGGTAAAATAGGTAATCAATTACTTAACTACCTTGGTACTTTAACTAAAATGAGTACTGATAAATATAATGCTCCAGATATTATTATAAAGAATAGAATATCAGATGATGATAAGTATTTGAAGCAGAATCTTAATCAATATTGGGAAGAATTATTAGAATCAGATTATCCTGAAATAAAGCAATTTGCTCAAGATTTAATAAGATATCAATTAGCTACTACTGCTGGTAACTTTACTAAGAATGGTATATTTAACTTATTACCAATAAGTGCTATACAAAGTACTGGTTATGCAGATTATATGAGAAGCGTCACAGAAAGATTTAATGTTACTGATTTAGATTTTGATAACTTCTTCTTAAATAATTGGACAAATAATAAAATTGTTAAGCCTGCTTAGTTGTATAAAAAGGTATTTAGTTCTGAAACAGATAAAGTAGAAGATCAATTACAATTCCCTGTGTTGTTCAGTGAAAATAAGAATCATAGTGGAAGTAAGTATCCAGTAATGATGATACCTAATTATAGACCAGTTGGTAGAAATGAGTCTAAACAGAATGTGTATACTCCATATGTAAAAGTAAAATTAGCATACGATAACAATCCAGCTAACACTATTTTATACAAATATATTGGAAATGTATTTGACGATAAAGATCAAGAACGACCTGTATATGTAATGACTAATAAGAAAGGTTTAAATCAAGAAGGTAGAGTTGTAAAAGAATATGATAATTATTCTAATTCTATGTTTGAGTTTAATAATATTAATGAAGCATTAGATGCTAAATCAGCATTTAGTATTAATGATATCAAAAATATTATTAACTTAGGCAACAAAATGAATAGATCTAAGTGGATTAATGTTGCTAATAACATAGAACTAGTACGTGACTATAAACCTGTTACAGTAGCATTGAACACCAGTATAGAAGAATTACAGAGTGCTCCAACTAGGAATCACGCATCTATTGCTCCTACTTCTATTGCCTTAGAAACTGTTGAATATAAACCTTCTACTGTTAATATTATTGGAGATCATATTACATTTAGAAACGGTAAGGTTGTAAATACTCCGTTTAAATTAAATCAACAACAAGAACATGCGTTATTAGTATTAGAAGATTTTATTAACAATCCTAATAAGTATGATAATAGCGTGACATTATCTGGATACGCTGGTACTGGTAAAACTAGTATTATTAGTATATTCAATAAATATTTAAACTGTATAGGAATAGAGCCACTATTCAGTGCACCTACTCACAGAGCTAATGCAGTTACTAAAATGAATAATCCAGAATCTTAGGTTATTACTTTACATTCTGCATTTGGCTTATCTCCTATCGTTGATTTAGATAGTGGCAATTATGATCTTAAGAAATTAAAAACAGAACAAATACGTAAACCTAAAATTAAACCTGGTCAATTACTTATAATTGATGAAGCTTCAATGGTTAGTAAAGGTTTATATAACTTCGTTGAAGATTTCAAAAAAGAAAACAATGTTCGAGTAATATACATAGGAGACCCTGCTCAATTATCACCAGTATCAGATAATGCAATATCTCCTGTATTTTAGAATAAAGCTACTAATGTAGAACTTACTAAAGTAGAAAGAACTGGCGATAATCCTATTCTAGAAGAAGCTACTAATCTAAGAAATGGTAAATCGTTATCCTTTACTACTAAACTAGTAAATGGATTTGGAGTTGAGTATATGCACGATGGTGAACAACCAAACTAGATTATCAAAGATATAGTTAGTTCTAATGAATATAAAACTAATCCTTTTAACTTTAGAATACTTAGTGCTACTAATGCTATGATACCTACAGTAAACGACATGATCAGAAAGCAATTATATGGAGATAATCCTAATCAAATTGAAGTAGGTGATTTACTTATGGGATATGATAATGTTACTATGAATGATGGAGAAGCACAAGCTGAAATAATACGCAATAGTATAGACTATAAAGTAGCCAGTGTTAGCAATAAGATAAATAAATAGATTGTATCTGCTATTAACGGTAGTGTAATAGCAGAAGTAGAAGGATATGAAGTAACATTGGTTAATGCTATGGATAATGAAACAGTATCAGATAAGGTATTTGTGTTAGATAACAATACTAGTACTTAGAATTTAAAAGCTATAGCTAATGAAATAGAAAGCATTAATAAGATGATATCTAAAGCATTTATGTCTAGAGATTTTGACACTGTACGTATCGCTCAAAAGGCTTTATCTGATATTAAGATGAATACTATAACTATGAAAGATTATCAGGAAAATGGTAGGCTTAAGATTAGGAAATCTATAGACTATGGATATGCTCACACTATTCATAAATCACAGGGTGGTACATATGACAAAGTTATGATATATTATGATACTATTACTGGTGCTAAGTTTGACACTGATACTCAACAATAGCTTAAGTATGTAGCTGTATCTAGAGCTAGAGAAAATGTATACATTGTAACAGATAATAAGTTGAACGATCCTGTAATTGTAGATACTGCAAAAGTACAGTCTATTGATTATGTAAATCATTCAGGTGGTGCTTAGGGTTCAGATAGTGTATGGGGAGAAATAGGTGAAAAATATGGAGTAATATCAAAACATTACTACACTGGAGAAACTTCTCAATATAATGCTCCTGCTGGTAATACTGAAATTAGCAATGAAGATTATGAAGAGGGTAGATATAAAGTAGCACAAGCTGCTAAAGCCAATTACGGTTATCAATACTCTACTATGAAAGATCCCAGATTGATTAGAAACTGGGCATAGGTTAAATACGCAGATGCTATATTTGCTATAGGTAATCTAGTAAATAAAGGATAGAAACTATTCCCGAATCAAAAAAATGATACTAGGTTGGCATCTCACGTAGCTGTTACAGGAGGTACAGGTTATGCTGTAGAAATGGCTATATAGGCTGGGAAACCTGTATATGTATTTGATCAGAAAAGATTATAGTGGTATAAAAATATAGATGGAAATTGGTCTAAATCAGATACTCCTGCACTCACTAACAATTTTGCTGGTATCGGAACTAGAGAAATAAACGAATATGGTAGATAGGCTATTGAAGATGTGTATAGAGTAACTTTTCCTAAAGAAATGGCTACAGAAGAATTTGTAAAATCTTTAGAATCTGATAAAATTCTTAACAAACTAATAGAGTTAGGTAAACAAAGAAAGAACGAATGTAAGGGATAATAATTATGCAGTGTTTGAATTTAAAAAATAAAGAAGTTAAAGCAGCAGTAGATGAATTAACTGCTGTGCTAGGCAGCGAAGATGCTGCATATTATATAGTATCTGAGAATAATGGTTATGCAATTGACTAGGCTCCTGATGGAGCTTAGTCTACTGTATTTCTGTAGTACCTAAAACAGTTTGATGGCAACCGGGAATTAGCTATTAAGGCTATGATTTAGCATTATGTACCTTAGGAAGTAGAATAGCGTACTGATATGAAAGCTGCTATGTTTCCTCAACAGCTTACTGAAACAAATGCTAATGATACTATGTCTAATATGATTAATAGTGAGTTATATTATCAAGATCAATTCTCAAAAGATTTGGTACAGTAGTTCTCACCTAACTTTCTAAAGGGTGTAAAAGTAAAACTAGTAAATGAACTAGGTGGGGCTATGGCTTATAATGCTAATACAAATACAATAGAAGTATTAGATAAAACTTTTAATAGAGAATCTCCAGAAGATATTACTAAGCATTTCAATCATGAGCTGATTCATGCTTATACTGTATCAGAATATGATAATAACAGTACTTTTAGATCTAATGTAGATAGTATTTACAACAAGCTTATTAATAAATTCCCTTAGAAAGAATATCCTCGTAAGGGACTTTATTATGGATTAAAATCTCCTAAAGAATTCATATCTGAAATAATGTCTAATACTGCTTTTAGAGATTTAGTAGGTAAACATGATATGTCTATATGGCGTAAATTCTTATCTAATATAATTAAAGCATTAGGATTGAATAAATTAGCCAATAAAATAGAAGGGTACACTTCTGTAAAACTTATCAATGAAATATCAGATATTATTGAAGATAGAAATAGTAATCCAGATATAAACAGACTTGGAGATGGTATATTCTATATGGAAGATAGTGATCCAGAACTGAATAAGTTATCTAAAGATAGCAAAAAGATACTAGATAAGATTATGAGTGGTTTAAATGGTCGCTATAGATCTTTAAGAACTCAAAACTATCCACCATTACAATTAGCTAAACTACAGCAGCAGATTGATATGTATCATGATATGCTTTAGAAAGGTGAAGATGTACAAGTATTAATTGACTTTATTAAAGAATCTTCAGTAGCATTTAAACCAGTAGTAAAGCGTATTAGAAATGCATATATGAATCCTGATTTAATCAGTAATGAACGCTTACTTTAGTTCTAGAACGACTTTCTAGATTTCTATGGTCCTATGATTAATGAAATCAATAAAAGATTAAATCTACAAGGATACTTCAACGATCTAGATAAAGATACACACAATTAGTTAAATACTAGATTAAACCTAATTTATAGAGCTTACTTAGAAATATCTGGTAAGTATGACAGTATTTTAAAGAGTAAAGTAGAAACTTTAATTAAGTAGTATTCAGAAGCGTATAAAGTACCTAGTGAAGATGTAGAATCTTATATTAATGATAGACTTAATAATTCTAATTCTGATATTAATTATCTGCGTGTAATATTGTAGAGTACTAAGTCTGTAGATGATTTAGCTATCAGATTGGCTCATAGACTTATGGCAGATATCAATAATGAAGTTGGTAGATTTGCTAATGATAAAGCTCAAACGTTGATAAGATAGTTTGATAAAATTGATAGAAAGGATTGCTTACTTTACTTTGAAAAAGATAATAATGGTAATACTACTGGATACTTAGTTAGAGATAGAAATTATGGACAATTTAGATAGGATATGAAGAAATTCTTATCAGATCTAGATTCAAAGTATGGAGTAGTAGACAATAACTATGCAGCTTTAGAATTAGAAGACTATTATAACTATCTTAAAGAAAAAGAAGAGTGGTTAGAGTAGCATTGTGAACGTAAATTTAAACCAGAGTATTATAGAGCATATAATGAATTGCATCCAAATACTAGATTACGTCTAAAGTAGATTAACACTGAAATAAATACTTTGATTGAAGATGTTACTGACGAAACTGGACCACATTTAGAACGTCTTACAAATAAACAATGGTTATAGTTAGATAGTCTTTACTCAGTAAAAAGAAACTTGGCTAATGATTATTATCAAAATGGAGAACTTAAGACTGGAGAAGATAAGGAAATAGCAGAAGACTTGCAGAAGTTTTATGAAACTATTGGTCAAGGCAAGATTAAATCAACTAAGTATTCTCAAGAAGAAATATAGAATATAATAGATCAAAAGAAATAGGAATTGTCAGAAGATTTATTCAATAAATGGATGCAGCGTAATATTAGCTATTAGTATACTGAAGAATTTACTAATCTACTTCAGAGTCTAGAAAGAGCTAATATGGGAGAAGATCAGCAAAAGTATGATGATTTAACAGAAGAAAGAAGAAAATTACTAAGCTTAGGTAGAAATAATAATTAGCCTTTAACAGATGCTTATAAACTATAGGAAGAAGTAAAAGCTAGATTATTAGAGATAGATATAGAGTTAAATGCGTTATACAGCAAACATAAAGGAAGTAGTTCTGAGTTTTCTAAGATAGCTAAAATAGTAGAAACACCTGAATATTATGCAGATAAGAAGAAGTATAAAAGTTTAGGTACAAAAGAATACGACGAATGGGTTGAAAAGTCTCATACCTGGATAAATGGTAAACCTAGCCCTGTATCTTACTATAAGATGTTAGTTCCTAAAGATACTTAGTATGTAGAAATGAGATTAAGTAGAATGAATTAGGAATTAGATAAAGATTCAGAATTAGTCAATAAAAATTATAACTTTGAAGATCCTGAATACTATCAGCCAAAGAAATCATTATATGATAATACAAAAGCTTTTAAAGAAGCCACAAACACTAAGTAGAAAAAAGAGATATATAATCTAATAGTAAATACTATGAACGAAGCTAATGATAAAATTAGCTTTTTAAAGAAGCGTGAAAGTTATAAACTACCATAGATTACTGGCGATGTGGTTGATTTTACTACTAGAGGTAATAAGTTTGCGAAAGGTATAAAATCTTTTGCTTTAGATAATATTATAGCTAAGTAGGATGATGCTGAATACAGTCTAGATAACTTTACTTAGAAACCAGATGGCTCTCAATTGTAGTTTGTACCAACACACTATGTAAAAGCTCTAGATGATCCTGAACATATTTCCAGAAACTTAGTAGGTATGTTGGTTGAATATTCTAGGATGGCTGAGAACTATCGTCTAAAGAATGAAAAACAAGCTGATTTTGAGCTAATAAAGAATGAAATAGCTAAAAGAGATTTTACTAAGTTTAATTTTACTACTAGATCTAAACAAGATATTACTGGAGATAAGAGTAATTTATATAAAAGATACTAGGATTTTCTAGATATGAATTTATATGGTTAGTATAAAAGACCAGTTGTAGTAAATGTATTAGGTTATAATATATCTGTTACTAAAATATTAGATAACATTAGAGCTTATGCTACAGCTTCTAACTTAGGTAACAATTTTCCTGCTATAACTAAAGCATTGTTTTAGGGCATTCATAAATCAGTAGTAGAAGCTTTAGCTGGTAGATATTTTAGTAGTAAAGAATACTTTAAGTCTTTAGCTGCTAATACCTTTAATATACCTAATATGTTATATCATTTAGGAGATACTAAACACAATAACCTTAGTCTAGCTATACTAGAACATAATGAAATTGCAAGAGATGTAAGTTCTAAAGTAGAATACTTATAGTACAATCGTGCTTTTAGAGTATTGAGAAAATACTTAATATGGGGTGGATGGAGCGCTGTAGATTATATAGTTAAAGCTCCTGTAGTAAATGCTGTATATGCTGACTATAAATATATTCCTCAAATGAATAGTATAGTATCTAGAAGACAGTATATACGTTAGTATTACCCTAATGATTATAAGAAAGGCAGTAAAGAATTTGATAGAATCAACACATTTACTTTGTTAGATGTTTATGAAGTAAAAGATGGTAAACTATCTATAAAAAGTAAGTACAATAAATACTCTGATTTAATTAATGATTAGAATTTGTAGAATTCTGTTAAAAATATAGCTAAATTCTTAACTAATCGTATCGACGGTGTGTTATCTACAGAAGATAAGACTAAGATGATGACTAACGCTTTTGGAGCAGCTGTTTTTATGCACCGTTCTTTCTTCATTAATAATCTTGAAGATAACTTTTTAACTACAAGATAGTATAACCCATATGTAGAAGATTATATAGAAGCTAAATATAAATCTACGTTTAGAGTTCTATATAAATTTGCATATAATATATATAACAGTATAAAATATCGTAAAGATAAAGAAAGTAGAAAAAAACACAGAAAAGGTATTGACAGTATTGAATCATATAATTTTAGAAGAACAGCTATATAGATAGCCCTAGTAATGATGTATTCTATATTATCAGCTATCTGGTTAAAACCAATGGCAGACAATGATGAAGATGAATACTTATTACAGTTAATTGGTTATGGAGTAGCAGGAATGAGTTTTGAAGAAAGAGCTGAATATAATCCTATGGATTTCTTTAATCAAATTAAATCTCCTTCTGCTGCAATAGCACCTGTAGAAAACTTTAGTAATCTTGTAAAACTATTAGATCCATTCTCTATTGAGAATAATTGGGATGATGAAGAAATTAAAAAAGGTCCATATAAAGAAATGACTAAATGGTAGAGAACGTTAATAAAATCTGTTCCTGGTTTAAGAGGAATATGGGAATCAAAAGATATTAGAACTAAATGGGAATACTTAGATAGTCAATTAGATAAGACAACTAATAGTAATGATTAAAAATAAAGCCGTAGGTCTTCACAGATTCTACGGCTTTTTTATACCCATAAATATAACTAATAAGCAAAAATATTTCTTGTCCAAAAGTTTATTTCATTTGCAGGTGGATCTTCTTCACCTACTATTTCTCCCTTTTCTTCTAAACTTTTGTACTCTGTAATATCATGTTTTGTTTCTAACAATCCTTTTAGATAGCTTAAGCATATATTTTTCCAAAAGAGAATAATCTTTTCTTTATATTCATAATATATATCATTATAGAAACCATCTTTAATAGTTTGAATAACATTTTTATATTCATTTGGAATTACAAATATATACTCTTGATATAAGATACCATTAATAGATATAAGTTTACTATCATATAAATATTTGTTTTCTTTCATATAATTATTAACACTACTATATATATTAGTATCATATTCAAATAAAACAAATATATGACTATCTAAATGAGGTCTATTAATATCAGAAATATAAGCATTTACAAACTTATATTTATCATTAAACAGTTTATTAGAATCAAATAGAAAAGGAAGTATATAACGTGTAGTTAATGTTCTATTTCCAATTATCATTACAGTTCTTCTGTTCCATCACCTTCGTAATACTCAAGTGTATGGTCCCATTGATCTGTACTGATATGTTCTGAGATTCTTCGGAGAGCTTCTGATATTGAAGCGATCTTTTCATTGAGAGTAGTATCATTTTTCATATTGAATACTCTAATCTCATTGTTAGCATCTTTACCTATTGCAATAATATATGCTTCAAAATCATATTCTTCAGAATTAAGATTTAATACTTCTTGCATATACCATTGGATTGCTAATCCATAATAAGCAATTTGCCTATAATAATCGTATTCTTCTACTGAATGTTTAAAATTGTATACATTTACAGTAGTTTTTAAGTCAATAAGAATTATCTTCTTATTGACATGATCAAAGCACACTCTATCTAATAGAGATTTACATTTGATATTGTGAAACTTTTCTACTTCCCAATTAATATGGAACTCATTATGAGTTTCAAAAGTAGATGGTAAATTAAACAACAGCTCGTTCGCTTTTTTATGATTCTGAATATTCTCTTTTATCTTTTTGAGCATTTGTAAATCGGCAAAGCTAATTATCTTTTTGTTTTCATCTACTTTACTTAGATATTCTAAGTAATCTTGATAAATCATAATAAGACCTTCAGCTTCTTCAATACATTTCTCATCAGATTTCTTATTACTATAAGCTTTTTTATAAGCAGATAGTTTAAGCTTATCTTGAGATTCTAATGGATTTACTTGCATAAGTCTATGATACTCGTCTAATAAATCCTTTTGTTGTTTTACTTTAGGTACTGCAAAATCAAGAATAATATAATCTTTCCAGAATTCATCTGGTTGAAGTAAATATTCATGTATCATAGTTCCTTTTTCAAGAAAGCTATAATCTAACTTTGCTATCTTACCTTCTTTGTAATCTTTTAAACCTTTCGGTCCATTTTTAAGAAAATATCCAATATCACTATTAGAGTAACGAGACATATCCTCATAGTAAGGAGTATCAATTACCATCTTGTTCATACTTAATCCTCCATGTCGCTAATTACAGCTGACTCAGGAACTTCTGCCGAAGTACCCCAAACTACTTCATCTTCTTTATCTTGTTGTAGTTCAACTTCTTTAAATGTCTTAAGCCAATCTGCTACATTATTATTGTATGCTTGACTTATAAGTTTATCCAAGAATGCTTGTTCTACCTGTTTCTTTTCTTTTTCTGTCATAATATCTAATACTACAAATTCATAATTCTTTTTAAAACTATAACAATTATTCAATCTAGAACAATTGTATCTTCCAGAATTTATATCACTAGATCCATCATGCCAATGCCCATATAAATGATATTTACTCTTTCCAAAGGAGAAAACATCTAGAGCTTCATTACAAAATGGATTATCGTGTGTTAGTAGTATATCACACTGTGGTATATCTTCATAAGTATCAAATCTACTAAATGCCCATCTGTCCTCTTGAAATTCAATTGGTTTAATCCAAGGAGATCCGTAGAATTTAATACCTTCATATATATACATTTCATCTATAAGAAATACTAATTTGCCTTTAGATAAAACTTGCATATAATCTTTAAAAGAATTCCATTCATTTAATTTATACTTATATTCTAAGTAAAAATCATGATTACCTGGTATGACAACTACCTTCTTACAAGGTAATTTATCTATCCATTTTATGAATTTTGTTTCCCACCAATGTTTAGATGCTTCAATATTTCTTTGAGCACTTAATGTTACTATATCACCACATATACATAGTACATCACACTCAGGTATATTCTCAATGAGATTACCATGTATATCACTTATACCGCATATTTTCATGTTTATATAAGTTAAAAGGCTAGAATATATCTAGCCTTATTTGTTCTCACGCTGCATCACAACATTCATAATCGTCATATCCATCATTACATTCATCACAGTCATCACATTCATCATCGTATTCTACAGTATCACTAACTTTAGTTGGTATGTTTTCAGTAGAGATATTCATAATGTTTATGATTTCTTGAAGGCTAATGTCTTCATCTTCTAGCATTTTGACTTCACTCATGAAAGAAACAATGTTATCCATAGAAAGCAGTTTAATATTTTCTTTACAGAATTTTACCACTTCTTCTTTGTTCTTAATACCAAAATCATCAGCTAACATCGGTAAGAATGCAGCATTTTCATCAGGAGAATATCGACGTAAATAACGAATACGTGAACAGCGATCTTGCATATACTGACTAACTTTGCTTAAATCATTGCAAGTCATAATTACTAGTTTCTGTGCAGTCTTTTCAACTCCATCTAAGAAATCTAGCATATACTCAGTTTTGAAGTTCTTTTCAACTTCATCAAACAAAACACACACTGGAGTAGTAAAGGACTTAAAAAACTTAATAAGTTTGCCTTCTGGATAATCAGGATTAACTACAATAATAGGTAAACCTGATTCCTTAGCTAATATTTTTGCCATTACAGTCTTACCTGTACCCTTAGTACCAGCTAGCATTACACCAGTAGTATTTGTATTTGCTTTATTAAAATAGGTTATAATACGCTTCTTAAATATATCATCTGTTTTAGTAGAATAGACTTTCTTTGGTAGATTTAATTCACCATTCTCCTTAAATATAGGTGAATCTTCCCATCTATTCCAACTCAGATCATATACTTTACCAGGTATCAAATCATAATCAGCACCTTTAGGTTTTGCAATTATCTGTTCTCCTATTTTAATAAATTCGTTCTTTGCCATAATCTGAAAATTTAAGATTTTAATTTGTTGATTAATTCATCAACTTGTTTTTTGTTCTTTACTAAATAAAATTTAGTATCTGGTTCATTCAAGCTTAAATAATACTTGAATAGTTTTTCTCTGTTTGTCCAAGAATCTGTAGCAAATCCTTTGCATTCTATAACAAAACCATCTCCTACAAAATCTGGTAAATAAGTAATAGCTCTAACTGTAGAGTTATTATATGCAAACTTAGAAAGTAAAGTATATCTATGCTGTTCATATTCGGCTGATATACCTGCTTCCTTTAGTTTCTAATATGTATAAGCTTCTAACTTAGATCGAAATACTATTCCATCTATTTCTTGTTTAGTAGCATTACGCACTTTCTTGTTTAAGGCTTGCTTTAGCATAGTCAATATAATTTTGTACACTATCTTTGGTTATTTTAAACGTTTCAATTCTTTCATAGAAATTACCGTTTTCATCTGTAAATCCTACTGAATATAAGAAAGAATAATCTTTATTATGTTTAAAAGCTTTAAACATTTCTTTAATTGAATTTACTATAAACTTACGTTTTTTATTCCATTCAGTAAATTCTCCATGCAACAATACACTCACTAATTTGATTGGAATTAATAATAACTTTCCAAGTATTAGAGCTAAATCAAAAGGTAATGCTATTACTTTACCTATAGTTTTTAATAGTTTCATTTAACCAATTTTTTATTTCTTCAAAGCTATTTGCTTTAACAGCATCAGATACATCTTTAGCTTTGAATTTTTTGTTAATAAACATTGCTTCTAAGCCTGTTTCTCGGCTTAATTTGCGACTTCTTTTTACTCCAGCTACATCTCTATCAAAAAGTATTATAATACGCTTAAAACGCGTCTTAAGTTGCTCTAATACGTCTTTAGGTAGAAATGTACTCTCTGAAGATGGAGAAACTGCCGGATAACCCATCTCATGCAAACACATAACATCTTTCATGGACTTTGTGATAAATAATATATCACCTTTCTGAGGCAACTGCTCATAGCCTTGGATATCATAGTCTGTAAGATTGTTTCTCCACTTAGTATATTTATCTGCTAATGGTCTATATATCTTAAAGTTATTATAGACCTTATATGCATACATTGGATTTTCTCGTTTATAAGTACCCTTTACTATGCCATTACATAAATAATATTTAATACTATTTACATTGAATTTCTTTAGAGTATTTATAGAAATATTGAACTGTTTCCAGTAATTGATATCCACATCAGTAAATTCTTGACGTACTACACCAATTACTGTTTCAGTTGGCGGTATATATTGCTTAGAGCTAACGAGTTTAGTGTTATTAGTAATGTTTAACTTATCTACTATATCTGATAGTATATCATTATATTCTGTTTTACCAGTAAATAATGATACAAATTTAATTACATTACCACATTCACCTGTTCCATGATCTTTAAAAAGTAGTTGTTTAGTACGTTTACTATAGTAAATACCAAAGGATGGATTTTTATCCTTCCTAAATGGACTATTGTATATCATACCTACTTTAAATTGACCTATATATTTTGCATATATATCATATTCTGTTACTTTAGAAAGTATCCAATCTAGAGTAATATTATCTGGGAGTTTTGCTCGCTTTCTACTATACATATGCAATCTGTTTTAGTTTGCTACTAGTCGTGGAATCGAACCACGCCTATCCAGAGATAGATTTTTATTTCTGCTGTGCAGGCTCACGCTTCCATAAATTATCTAATATCCTTAAATTGATAGTGCCATATAGGATTGTTACAAATCTTCCTAGTAGTTGAAACTATTCTTCTTTATTAAATAGTTTCGATATTCTCTTTATAGTTCGTTCTGCATCTTCATCAGTTAAAGCTTCACCTGTCTGAATGTAGATATCAGAAGTTGTTTCTTTCTTCATTAGTCTAACTGAATGTCCGTATCCCCAATTCATTTTAAATTTAGCATTCCAGAATTTAAACATCCAGTATCTAAAGAACCAAGGAGATATTGCTGTAAGTATTTGTCCTTTAATTAAAGGATCTTCAAACTTCTTAATTATAACTTCAACTCCAAGAAATCCTATAGGTTCTCCGTTAAAATAACCAGGATCTTCATTATCTGCATATGCAGATATTTGAACACGATATCCTTGGGATTCTAGCATATCTATTATTCTCATAGCAGTATATGCACGAATCATAAGATTTTCAGCTGAACACCAGCAATTCTCACATATAGAAATATGAAGCTTAACGAACTTACCAGTACCTATACCATGTGTAGGTATTCTTTTCTTTAGGCAAGGTAGACCTTCTATATACCGATCAAAGTTCATATCATCTCCATCAGAATCATCGTATTTATATTTATGTTTACGACCTCCTAGATTTATATCCTTTTCTATTTTCTTTAAATTATCTAGACCTTTGGTATAACTATATTTAGAATCATATATTTCTGCTGTAGATAATCCTCTAAAACTAGGATCATCGTTACTTTCAATATCATTTATTTCAGCAGGATTACCTCCTTCAATATTGTCACATTCTCTATAAAATTCATCTAATGAATTTATATTAATATTTAAATTCAGTTTTTTCATTACGCTGCCGTTTTAAATTTTGCTGTTACAGTAGAATTTGAAAAATCTTTACGTATAGCTTCAATTATTGAAGCAGTACTTTGTTTAGTTTTATTTTCTTCTACTTTTTGAATATATTGTTTTACTATATTCTTTTCAGTATCAGACCAGTTGATGATAAGCATATCTTTCCAGTCTAGCATACCTGCTTTCTTCATCTTTTCTGCTGCTTGAATCATACGAGTAGAAGCAATACGACGTAATGAATTTATTTTAATACAGTTGCGTAGTAAATAAATATAATCTACTACTTCGTGATCAAATTGTGACTCATATTTAACAGAGTAATCTACTTCAATTATTGCTCCAGTAAAACGGTCAATTGTTGAAGCGTCTAATTGGTTATTAGCAACATACTGACGATCTGCTCCATTACCAAAAGTATTTGATGTAGCAATAATGATACATTCAGGATGTCGTAAAACAGTACCTGTAGTAGTCTCTATTTCACCGTTTGCTAATGCTGCATTAATAACCTGTGCTACAGATGGATCGAGCGCAGTCATCTCATCTATAAGGATTATTGACTTCTTAGCATAGAATTCAGCAAACTTAGTTGCTTCACGAGTAGGATATTTATATCCTGTAAATTCTGTTGCAGAAGTACCAATACCACAAGAGATACATAAGTAAGGGACATCCAGTTCTTTAGCTGTATTACGCGCTATAGTTGATTTACCACAACCAGCTGGACCAACCATCCAGATATTATTCATACCTGCTTTAATTAGATTTTTAAGCTTGTCTTCTGGTTCTAATGAACCAAATGAAAATTGAATTTTCTTCAATTCTTCTTTTTCCTTTTCTTCTTTCTCTTTCTTTTCAAATTCTTTTTTCAATTTGTTAAGTAATTCTTTGATTTCTGTTTTACTTCCAAATTGCTCTAGTGCTTTTTTCTCTATTTGTTTCTTTTTTTTAAGATCTGTTATCTTAGCTATTTTAATAGCTCCACTACACACTTTGTACTCTTGTCCAGTACAATTTGTAATAGTATATTCTCGAGATTGCCCTCTCTTTCCTCTTACCTCTGAAGTTAATACTAAGAAAATACCTTGTTGTGCTTGTTGTTTTCCTTTAGACTTATTATATTTTATACTACCATAAAATCTATTTCCAGGCTTTAAATCATGAACATCTGTATTATGATTAACTAAGGCGCTATCTTCATATATATTGTCTTCTTGATTTTCAATCTGCTCATCATGCTCTGTAGCTTCAGATGCATCAGTATCTTGAGTTTCTGTAGTTAAATCTTTAGGATCTTTTAACTTCTGTTCTTTTGCACTAGACTTTGCAGGTTGATCTTTTTCTATATCTTGAATATGTTCTATTTCTACCATGATGATTTGTTTTAATGATTAAAAAAGAATAAGGGTAGCTTTTACACTACCCTTATTTATTAATAATGATCTACTTTATATTAAAATGGTAGATCGTCTGTTTTATCTGTAAAAGCTTGTGTATTAGTAGTAGATGAAGTTGCACTAAACGGGTTATCGTTTTTTACTTCTTTATCTGCTACAACAGGCTTTGTAAATTGGTCAATATTTAGCATAGTAATAGAAGATGATTGACCTTCTGGCAATTCCATAGGCTCAATAAAAGTATACTTAGCATAATTAGGCAAAGTAGTATATCCTTTATCATTATATACTATTTTCGCTCTAAGTTTTTTACTCTTATCTACTTTGTTCAGCATATCAGTAATCCACTGAGCAAACTGTTCAAAGCTTTCTCCATTAAAGTCAAGGTCTTCGTCTTTATAGTAACAGTTAAGTATCTGCAACATACGAGAATACTGCTTATCCATTTTTGTTTGGAGTTGTTCTTCTGTAGTTACAAATCCACCAAGTGTAGGTTTCCATTCTGTATGAGTTAATGTTGCTCCATCTTTCTCAAAAACAATTTCTAAGAATTGATTACCATTAGGAGAAACCTCTGTTTTTACACTCTTCAATACTACATTTTCAATAATACCAGCGGGAATATACTTAATATCACTTTTGCTAATACTTGCTGCACGTTCTTTACTATATGTCATAATTTCAATATTTTTAAGTTTTTAAATCAGGCTGCACACTCGTCTAAATAAATCTTATCCCAGTGAACTTTAATATCATTATTTTCATCGCTTTCTGCGATAACTATCTTCTTACCTCGTAAGTGAGGAGCTCTAGCCTCTCTTACTGAATTATCTCCACCTTCAAAAGATATAATAGTTTCGTTCTTTTTACGATAGACATAACCAACAGCATCTGCTTCACCACATACTATATCACCTAGTCTTCCAACTAAATCTATAGCCATTTCTATAAGCTCTTCACCATCTTTATTAATCATCTTATCTTTAGTATGACCTATAAGAATAAAATTATCACAAAGATTTTTAAACATGTTTATTACTTTTTTAACCGCTTCTCTTAAGTAGAGATATCCGCTACCATTTGGTAATGTACGAACATCATCTCCCTTATAAGATTTGCCCATTGGTGTCTGACAATACAGAACTTTAGCATATCCTAAACATATTTCTTCGAGTCTAGTAGCATTATCTATAGCAATATATTTATAAGGTTTCTTTCCTGTTGTAGCGATTTCTTCACTGATTGCTCTAGATATATTACCTAAATCTTCAATAGTACGAGCTTGAATAGAGAGAGCTTCTAGAAATTCTGAACCTCCCTCTAAGTCAATTATAAGACAATTATCAAGCTTAGATAATAATGTAGTTTTACCTGATTTTGGTTTACCAAATAGGATTAAAAATCTTGGATTATTAACCTTTGGTTTGTTTTTCTCTTTTGGTAGTATTAACATATTAAAATAGGTTAATGCTTTACCTGTGAGATTCTGAAATTATCTGACAAAAACTGAAATTTTACACAATGTAAAGTTATTCGTTATTCATTGTTGAGAATATTGTTAACAGTAGTACTGTTACTAATATTAATAATAACATTTACTATATTATTTTTATCTGCTTTACGATAGTTATTCAAAAACAGACTAGGATTATCAATAGGAATGATTGTATAACCAATCTGAATAAACTTCTGGTAAATACGTACAGGTTGACCCATGTAAGTAAAATCGTAACCACGATCTTCTTCATAGTCTTCCATGATCTTAGCATATTCTGCTAGTCGTTTCAATGCTAAATCAAATTCTGAAATAGCATCATATTGACGCAATTTAAATGCTCGATTTGCGAACGGACATGTAAGTGAATTATCATATGAACATGTCGGTCGATAATATTTTTTATTGAACGCAGAGAAATGTGCATTTCGATTGCATCCAAAACATAGCAAGTCTTCAGGACCTGCATATGATACACTGTATTCCGGATCTTCCGGAGTATGAATTCCATACCATTTAGCAAACGGTAAGCGGTTTTTAACTTCGTTTAATATACGATTTTTCAAAGAACCCTGAGGGTCAATATTTTGTTTCGGAAGTTTAATTGTAAAACCTTTCATAATCAGCCTTTTTTAATTTGTTTAAATACTACTTTTTGTTCTTCAGCACTTGCAGTATTTGTTTCAATTAGATTGCCATATTGAAGTTCGTTTTCAAATTCTAATATACATGGTTCACCATCTCTTACTTTTAAGAAATGCATATAAACCTTATTTTTTACAGGTAGACGACGTACTCCATATATAGCTAGATTAAGTATCTCTGGTCTGTGAACAGCAATAACAAAATCACTAGCTTGAAATATTGCATCAGATGCTGATAAATCACTTCTCATTGGAAAGTGAGTGCTTGGATTATTAATTCTATCAGGACTTTCAATATTACGATTCATCTGTGAAAGCTGTATTATACTAGTATTAGAAAGTTTTTTCTTCTGTATAAACATTTTCTGTAAATCGACTATTGTACTTCTTTCTCCACCTTCTCCATTTACTAAGAGAACATGGTCTAATACTACTATTAGCCAACGACCGTTAGCTACAGTATTATGAAAGTAATCTATAGTATTACCTATTTCTTCTACATTACATACTTTATCAACAAAGTATATATTGTATTTCTTAATGGTTTCAGCTGCCGATTCAGCTTTTAATAAGTCTTCATCACTAAGTGTTTCTACTGAACTATATAATTCAGATACAGTTTTCTTAGTTTTATTACTTATTACACGACCAACATTTCTGTAGTCTACCATTTCTAAACTAAAGTATAATACTACGATATCCTGATTAGGATTAAGATCAATCAAATCCATTACTAACATATTTGCAACTGAGCTCTTACCACTACCTGATATACCAGCTATAGTAAATATCATATTTGGTTCAATTCCACCAGTGGCTTTATTGAACTTATCCCATCTGGTTTTTAATGATACTATACTATGATTTTTTCTAGCTTTAATGTAGTTTATGGATTTATTTGCTACCTGAGATATTGACTCAAAAGGTAGTATTTTAACGGCATTCTGTTCCGTATTCTCCATAACTTACAGGTGTTTCAGATTCATAACTCATTTGCTCTTCAATAACCTCCCACTCATGTTGAGTGAGCCATTTCCACATCGTCTTCATATAACCTATTTTACCAGTTATCATTTTGTTTTCAATTTCAAATTGAAGACATTGAAGAAGGTGTTCGTGCATTGCTCTAGATTTACCTACAATACGGTTATATTCTTTACGACATTTATTTATATTAGATCGTAAAAAACCTTTAGTACCATCTGGTCTTAAAACATACACTGGAAATACTTCATAGAACTCATCAAACCATGTCTTATCTTGTTTTGTACTTGACAATAGTTTTTCTGTAGGACTATAAATTTTATTATCTCCTGAAGTAGTAAAGGAGATAAGGTCATTGTCGATTAACTCTTGTATGTCGTTTTCACTTATTCGGCTGAGAAACTTGTGAACGTCTTGATTATTACTTTGATTATCATTCAACACAAGAGTTAAAAATACTAACTGATTAATTGATATTTCTCCAAAAATATCTAATAATGTTGTATCTAATTCTAGTATCATAATATAGTACTTTATGAACTAACTTTTGATACAATCTGGAAATATTTGTTAAAACAACGTTAGTTGTCTTGGTTTTAATTCTTCAACGATCTTTAACGCTTCCTTTAAATAGTAGCGATAATTGATCTTTCTTTCTTCTATAGGTTTATTATCAAATTTATTTAGTATAGTAACACCAGATGCAGTAAGTAAATTAGTATAGTCTACTCTAGTACCTTTAGTTATAATCTTTGAACTATAAGGTAATATCTGTTCTATATTAGAATTATAGTAAAACTGATTTGGATCTGTAGTTATTATACTTTCTCCTGTTTTGAGACATACAAGATATTGCGGTATCTCAATATCTCTGTTTACTATTTTACATTTATATAAATAAGGACCATTAGTAGATGCATAGAACCTATTAATTCTTTGTACTAGTTCTCCATTATATTCTACAGAGAATTTCTTATCTACTTTCTGGTAAGTAAGGAACTTCTTAATATCTTTACAATTGTAGATAGTATCTTTTACAGGAATACCATCAACAAAATAATCTCTAATAGCTTCTGGAATAATCTTTGCAGACATTCCCTTACCAAGTAAAACCTTAGTAATAAACATACCTTTTTCTTTAATATAATCATCTTTAATCATATCTAAAGAAGCATAAGGCTTTTTCTTTTTATTTAGAGCTTTTTCTGGTTCAGTTTCAAACAATTTCTTCATTGCTTGATAACCTTCTTTTACAGCTATATAATCATTAATAGCATACTGATACATAGCTTCAAAACGATCTTCCTCTAGAGTTAGTCTCGTTTGTTGTTCCCATTCCTTACATATACTTTGTAATTTTTCATACAGATTCTTCTTAAGAAGAACAAATAAACCATCTGTATTTGCCTGTACTATTCTACAGCCAATATCAGATAATCTTTCTGCTAACATAAGTAGTAGTAATTGTCCGTTTATTCTAATCTGCATTACTGCAAATGGACTATAACAGAAATTATGTTCATTCTGTAGATTACCACTAAGACCATTTAATGCTAACTTAAGAGTTTTATCTTTAGTCTTAATACCGTTATGTTTTGCTTCTATTCGTTCATCTTTAACTTGATTATAAACTTCTAGAAATTCAGGACCCAAATGTTTTGGGTAGAATTTATACTCTATTATCATACTAGGATACAGAGATGCAACATCAATATCTATTAACATTTCATCTTCCCTAGGAATAATTATCTCAGGTTTATTTTCAGAGTGAATACCACCAACTCCTACAGAATATTTTAATCCTCTAAATACGAATTTGTTTTCATATCCTTTTCTACCTGGTGATACTATCTGTTTTTTCATATCAGATAGTACATTACGAAGTATAGGATCTTTATATTCTATATAAGGCAATATTACTTTGTTTAGGTCTATGACATCTGCTGGGCTTCTTAAATCTTTAATATCCCACCATGATAGACCGGTCTTTTCAAGATATTTCTGCGTTAGAATTTTCATTCCAATGTTTACTCCATCTTTACTTAGTACTCTTACTTTATATTCATCTTCGATAGCTATTCTTAATTCTATATCTTCAGAACACCGATTTAATAATTTTTCAGTAGAATTAACATCATTCACATTATATTCAATCATCTCTTCTATTCTAGCTTCTTCTAGAAACTTATTAAAGTCTCCATTAAATTCTAGAACATTAGGATATTGCATAGTTACTTGCATTTCCTTCAATCCAACACGCAATTTCTGCGAATATAACATAGTAAGTATATCAAATGAATCATACCATACTTGATATTTCCATTTTTTCCATGCTTCTATGTTGTCATCTGCTTGAGATGTAGTTATAGTTCTACTTAAGTTAAAAATACTATCACATATCCTTAGATATGGTTTATTTTTAAGTATATCATAATAATCTATTATATAGTTAATAATAGGATTATCATAATGTAAATTATTATATCCTGCAAAGATTTTATTTGAATCAATTTGAGTTTCAGTAGTATAGAGATCTCCAAATTTTAATGGTGCATTAATATTTGGTACACAAAAGAAATCAACTAATTCTGATAATTGATTTTTTCTGCTTGATATCTCAAACTTATGAAACTTCCCTGATTCAGTATTCTTTGCTGTGCAATGAAATACATTTGGGAAAACTTCAATATCATAGACATATACTGTTTTTCCTCTTATCTTCATAGCGTATAAATTTAGTGGAGTGTATGGGAATCGAACCCATGATGCCGATTGGTTGCAGCACTATAAATAGTGTATTAGAGTCTCTCTAATATTCCTCCCTGTACCCTGCGCTTGCCTACTAGCTGAACACCCCTTGAGGCAGGATTCTTTATAGACTATCCTGCTAAAAGTCTGTCGCTCTACGCTGCTTGCTTTATCTCTGGCAAATGTTTAGCAAAGCATTTCTTTTCTAAAGTTGCTCTATCTACTATCGTAATAGACTCGTAGTTACTATATTTATCGGATAACTTTGTATTCAATTTAGTAACTACTTCAGTAAGTTGTTCAATAGGTAGATTAGAGTAGCTTGTCTTAAACTCTTTATCGTCTGTAGTAGCTATAACTACTTTATACGGTCTTTGTTCTAAATACTGTAGCTTCTTAGACATCTTGAATTCTTCAAGTTGTTTAGCTACTTTCTTAATTTTCTCTTCGTGAGCTGCTTTATAAGCTTGTTGTTTAGCAATACTTTCTGCTTTATTGCTACCATATAGATTCTGTACCAATTCTTTATGGTAACCAGAATAAGGACGTTCTTCTAATAACTGTTTTTTATCCTTCTTATCAGACACCTGTATAGGTTTCTTAGGAATACTAGCTATACCTTTTTTAGCTTCATGATACTCCTTTCGTGCATTAGTAGCTTCAGGAGTCCACTTATAAGTATATACTTCTCTACTTACTATCTTATCATGACGACGAGTAGTTACAAATTCCTTTGTCATAGGCTTAATATTTTCTGACAAAGATATCCCTTTACTACACATAGTTTTATAATCTGAGGACTTAGTTAATCCATAACGTTTCTGTAAGTTTTGCTGGTATTTAGCATTTTTCTTATTTCTAGTATCTTGATTCATAACAATTGATTTTAATAGTTAAAAACTAAAGGAAGCTAAATAGGTTAATATTTTAAGATTTCCCGTACGTACTCTCCCTATCGCTTCCTTGTTATATTTTAAGCAGCTAAGCACATTGGAGCAGCAGAATCATCAAATTCTGTTTCTTCATTGAACTTAGTAAGTTTCTCTTTTAATTTCAGAATCTCTAAATCGAGTTCTTTTATTCGTGCTTTAACCCAGTTTGAAGTTAAAACTTCAGTCTTATTCAGAGCTTTTTTACCTTTCTTAGACTTAAGAACAGGGTTCAAAGTTCGTATACGACTTAGATGTACTTTCATTTCTTGCAATTCACATAGCTTAAATACATCCAATTGATTACAATCAGCTGGCAAATCACTAAATTTCTTTATACCCATGTTGATACATAGTATCTTTAATTTAACAATTACTCGATCATCTGTAAGACCTTTAATTGTATTATAAAGTTCTTTCAAATCGTAAGTACGCTGATAATTACGATTTACTACATTCTCAATAGAAATAATATTCCAATACTTAGTAATATCTGCTGATAGTTTATCACGCTGTTCAATAAATTTATTTGCTTTCATATATACTTGATTTTAATAATTTGACAATTAGTTAATTACATAGTATATTAGAAAGTCTACCTGTGTAGTTAATAGACCGATCAAAGTCTAATAACTTAAAATATCAGCTATCTTCACAGACTGCTGATATGAATAACAATAAAATTAAGAAATAAGACAGACAAGATCAAAGAGTTAGCGCCTCTGTCACATCTCGATACGGCATCCGATTCTTCTTCTCTCGGCTTTCCAACACTTAGTTACCTTAGTAACATTATCAGAGGCAAGTAAGTAAGAGTATATACGAACCCAACCAAATGTATATACTCTTACTGATTTTATGTTGATTTTCAATTATTTTCTACTCAATACGAACCCAACCAAATGTATATATTCGATTATAAACCTCCTTCAACATGTAAACTGACAGGTATTCTTTCATACCCAAAATCTATGCAAGCATTTGCTACCCCAACCATTTTGCGTCGCTTGCTGTTGTTACCCATATTTTTATCAAAGCCTGGGTCATCTTTTGTAATATCATAGGTCAATTTCAATGGACTGTTTTCATCAAGTAATGTACAGTAATACAATAATAACTCGATTACTTTTTCTTTTTCATCTTTCTTAAGTACTTTATCAATCGCTTCTGTCAGAAACCCAACCAAACCTGACTTATCACAATTGTTACTTTCTACACCTGTGATGATAAAAGCTATTCTTTGTACTAAACTAAAAAAGTCTATTACATAATAGGAATTAAACCACTTATTTACCCAACCATATTTGTGGCGTCCTATTAATACTGTTCCATCATATCCAACTTTAATTGTTTTGCTCCCATCCATTAGCAAATTATTTTGAATACGAGGATCAGACATAATTAGCTGTAACATCTGCAAGTGATATGAATCTATTGGCTTTTTATTTGTTGCCATAGCTTTATGTACTTAAGATTAATTACTCGTCAATGCTCTTGTAGTAAGCAGTAGTGTCGTCCTTAGTAATCTTATTGATTTGTTCCAGAGAAGCTCCCTGATTTGCCAATTCATCAATAAAATTGTTAAGATCAGTCAAATTACTCTGATTCAACTGAGTGACAACTTCTGTTACCATCTTAACATTCCAGAACGGAGACCGTTCTCCAGTTGCTTCAAACTTCAAGATAGCATCTTGAACATCTTTCGGACCAGCTTTCAATACGATATCTACATCTGCCCGTAAATCAAACTGCAACTTTTCGTCATTATTAAACATAATAACAATCTTACCATTTGCAGTCCGCACGATATCTACGTTGAACAAATCAACAGTTTCAATCATATACTTCTTCATCGGATTTGCAAGTACAAGACCCGGCATATCACCAGCTAGTTTCTTCTTGTAATTCAAATCCAAATAATCACTTACGGGGATTGCCAACCGCCGACCAACTAAAGCACGGCTAAACGCAATTACTTTAGTACGTAACTGAGTAATTTCTTGCTGAGTAAAACCTTCTGGATTTTTGAACACGCTTTCATATTTTGTTGTTTCCATAATTTCTCCTTTCTTGATTCCGTGGTTGATTCCACCTACGGAGTAAGTTAATACTAAGTTAATTTAAAAAGTAAGCTATAGAGTTCTTTTATCTAAGTGGAATAGCATCTAATATCTATTCGTTTATTAAAAACTTAAAAACCACTTCTTGTATTCAAACAGTAAAACTCTATAACGAAATTCTGCTAAGATTTGATAAGTAATCTGAAAAACTATAAGATAAGCTTTCGTATTATTAACATTACTACTAGAACGTGATGTTATTACTTCACTCGGCATTCCCCGTAGGACTTTACTCATGAGACAGATGAGTCAGCCGTTCTTCATAAAATTATCAATACTAAACTATGAAAAGATATGTAATTCGATATCTGAAAATCGAATGCTATGCTAGTTAATACCTAAAGAGGTACAACGGGACTCCAACGGTAGGAGATTTATACCCATCAAATAACATTGTAACTGAAATTATCTGAAAATCGAATGCTATGCTAGTTTCTGATTGTTTAAAGAGCCTAACAGTAACTATAACGTGCTCTTTTTCCTGTTATAGTAAGGAGTACTGTATATGGTTCATAACCTACAACTGTTACTTCACTATCGGTAATACTTCTACCGAATTTTATTTTGAGCTGTTTATGTTTCAAAACACCCACTCTATAGCCTAATAGTTTATTCTAAGGCTGCGTGTACTTACGACTTTGTTCTTATTCTGCACATAACTTTAGGATTTCCACCTATCATCCTTTAATGTAAGGAATCAGCGTCACTTTACATATATTGTTGCGCAATATACTTTAAATGTTTCAAATGTCAGCAATTATATTGTACAGTCGAGGGTGGCTCGGATTTACTTTCGTCTTCTTATCACTACTCGTCCTAAAACCTACCATTGAACTTCCTCATTAGTTAAATTAAACATGTTTATTCTCTCGTGAATAGAGACTTCCTAAATAGATTTACATTCTGTCACTTCCCGTTAAGACTACTATTTAGTGCAATGCACAGATTTTTCTCCGGTCTGCTTCGTGTCCGTCTCTTAATGTGTCTGCTTCTCTTCAACCTAGGAGTAGGGCGATGCTCACTTTCACATATACTCTTAAGGATAGAGTATCTTACCTTGTGCAAATTTGATAAAACTCCAGTTATGCTTCTGGATAAAATTATTTAGTACTTCTAAGCTTTATGTCTTCCGCTTAGTATTGAAATAGTGTTATTGCGCACTTCATCCGCTAGTTATCTTTATGTTCCTGTTGCAAAGCACTCTAGGTTTATACTCAGATAAGATAACAACTGAGTTTATTATAATACTACTTGAATTCACATACTCCTTATTTCCTAAAGAGGTCCGTTGCAGGATTCCTTATTTATTAATATTGGATCATTGCTACTCAGCCAATAGGCACACAATCTACTACTCACTTTGTCACTCTATCCCTCTATACTGGAGTGTATAGTAATACAAGCTTAGGATTAGCTATGTACTGATTAACATAACATTGTGTATAAGCTTTACGCCTAATCCAGGTAATCTATCAATATTTTTTCAATAAGTAGTGCTATAATATTATAATTAAGTACCTTCATATATACTATCTCTAAACTTATTAAGTTACAATATAACTGTTTAGATAAGTATAGAACACTATACTGACATTTTTATATAGTCTATGCTATAAAGGGGAGTTTGGAGCTACCCTAGAGCGTTATATGCTCGATAATGTTCAGCACGTAGTCTTGGACACTACGATTTGTTGGGCATCATCGTGTTTATTACTCCTTCTTGATTCAAACTATGATAAGTCTGCGAGTAACTTAAGAGGATTTCGTTCCCCTTGTACTGTTTAATTTTGTAGACTGCTCTCTACTAATTGCGTCTTCTGTTTCTGTCTCCAGTCGGTTCTCACCAAAAACAAGAGGGTTGTACACGCTCTCCCTCTATCTTATTGCCTCTTCAGTTTATAGATAGTATATAAACACAATAAGTTATTATACTTTCAGTAATAGCCTATAGTTGTAGCTATACTCTATTCCTACTAATATTCTGTACTATCTTAATTTTAAGAAAGCAATCTAACCATTTACTTTCTAATCCTTTGATTTAGATATCTCTGGATATACACCATTATAGCTCTATAATCGCATTGGCTGTTCTAGTTGCGACTCAGATTTATCTTCTCTGATTGTTGTTGTTTCAGTCTTTGGAGAATATCCGTACAAGTGGTTTTATTCTCTTTAACTGATGGCAGTTCTCTTACCTTAATGTATTTAGGTACTTCCTTCTCTACAACAGAAGTTAGATAGATGATACTGTCTTTCTTTTTGATTTCAACATTGATATTTTGTTCTGGGTTGCTTTGTCCATTTAATTTTATAGCGTTATTGTTCAAATTAATATCAATATTAAAGTCTTTTGTCCGAGGTACATCTGTGAACTTCGGAATCACATACTCGTGTGCGGTGGCGGTATTTGTATAGTTAGTTACAAATCCTACATATCCACCGAAAGCTAGCATTGCTAGCGTAAATAAAACTGTTGGTTTTTTACTCATTTTGATAATGCGTTAATTGTTACTTTTTAGTAGCATACGCAGATTTCTCAACATAGAAAGTAAGAGGATTTAAAGAAGTTGATGTATACAAGCCAGATACTTTCTGCATTACTTGTTTCAACATCTTATCGTTCATTTCTGCTCCATAAGCAATACGCATATTGTTTACAGTCTTTATTGCTGAAATGTGTTTACCTTTAAGATTCAGACCCTTGATTTCTGGATATACAAGTTTGTCTTCATCTTTACCTTCGTTATTAGCAGAAGTAATAATACGATTGATCAGATCGTCATTAGTTCCACTAATTAATTGAGAATACCGTTTTGCTTCTTCTTCGTAGTTATTGTTTTTTGCAGTTTCATCAGCAATCTTCTTAGCTAAGAATACTTTCACAACATTAGCAACTTGCGCATCGTTGTATGTTGTTAATTGATTCTTAAGCCAAGCATGAGATGCTAAAACTGACAAATTACCAGTTAAATTACCCCAAATAGCATTCGCACAACCTTCAAGTAATGTAGCGTTTCGTCCTGCTTCCTTCATCTTAAGTAATACAGTTGCTAATACTTGTGCTGGTTCTGCATCTTTGTCAAGTTTATAGGCTTCCCGTGCAAATTCAATCATATTTGCTACGTTCTTACCTATACCTCCTGACTTCTGCTTGTGTCGCATGTTCATAATAGTACACATTGCTGCTACTTTCTGTTCATCTGTGACACATTCTTCAGGTTTTGGCATTTCCTGAGTCTGCGGAACTTTAGCATCTTGTTCTAAAGCTTTTTGCATTTCAGGATTTGTCTTTGCGACAGCATCTTTGAAGTTAATCTCGAGCTGTCCATCAGATGTTTTGCTAGGAAGCAAATTAACACCGAGGAACAAAGAAGCTGTTTCATTCAAATATGCAAACATTTCTTCGTTCACAGTAAAACCTTGTTCTTTTGCATCATTCTTGAACTGGTCATTCCATTTCTGAATTAATACAAACATCATAAGGTCTGCCTGTTTTCCCGTTGCTTGATACATTGCCCGATCATCTTTAATCTCTTCACGGCGTTTCAGAATTGCGTTCATCAAATCTACTGAGTGATTTGCATCAATTCTGTCACTGTTCTGAGTTACAATGTTGGGCGCAGGAGCTGCGGCTGTTTTAATAGTAGGAGTATTGTTGATGTCAATTTCTTCAGCTTCTACTTCTTCTATCTTCTCCTTCTTCGACTTCTGCTGTTTAGGTTTCTTTTCAGTAGATGCGGGTTTAGGATCTTCCTTCTTTGGTTCTTCAACTGGTTTAGTTTCAGGAACTTCAGCAGGAATAGGATTCTTAATTCCTTCCTTAATCCGTTTAACGTCAATTCCGTCTCCCTTCTTTACATTAGATACTGGGAAGAGGACACTAGTAGTTTCACTAGTTTCGTTGTTCTTCCACTCGGCTTTGATATTTTCAATGCCTTTGCTGTCTTTCTCAATCTTAAGAGAAAGTAGACTCATATACGGTGATTTTGTGCACAACATATGAGTTTCATATGCTGATTTACCCATTGGAGTCTGATAGACACCACCTTTCTTTTGTTCAGCTGGTTTCTCTTCAGGCTTCTTTTCTTCTGGTTTAGAATCTTCTACTTTTGTTGTTTCTACTTTAGCTGAAGCTTCTACTGCTTCTTTAGCTTTTTTCAAAGCTTCTAAGTTTCTTGCTGCTTTTGCACTTGGAGTCTTTCCACCTTTATTTCTTTTTGCCATATTGATTATGTTTTAAATAAATTAATAACTTAACAATTAATACACTTAAATTATGAAATTAAGTGCAGTCAGCTGTCATCTTCTATCTCTGCATTGTTAGGCATGGTAGGTATATCTTCTCTATCAGTTGTTACTAACGTCTCACCTCCGTCTTCCTGACCCATTTCATAAGATTGGTTATCTACTGTCCCTACAAAAGCAGTAGAACCTTGAGATGTGGGATTAGGAGCCATAGTAACAACTAACTCTTGAGAAGGAGTATCTGAGGTATTTGCAACTACCTTTTTTACTCCAGTACCTACAACAAAGCCTAGTAAAAGTACGCATACTAAGAATACGTACAAACTAGCACTTTTACACATTCTAGAAATGATAAAAGATGCTAATGCTCCTAAAAGGAGTAAACAAAAACTAGTCATATTGTTGAAAGTGTTTGTTAATAATCTGTTTTCTGTTTAAGTTTTTGTCTTGCTTTGTTTAAATCACCTTTTACAGCTAATTCATTCATTGCAAGCTTATTGGCTATCTCTTTATAAGATAAACCATCTATACGAGCATTAATTAAATCTCTATATTTTCTCTTAAGAGTAGGTATAGCTTGTAAGACTATATCTAACTTTTCCTTTAGAATCAAATCTTCTTCAGGACTTTTTTCTAAAGCAGATAGTTGAATTGGATTTTCATCTTCATCAACATAGTTATTTAATTGCTCTTTTTTGTTTCTACGTATATAATCTATTGATGCATTTACAGCAATAGTTTTTAACCACATATTAAATGAAATGTGTTGAGTATACATAGATAATTTCTCATAGGCTTTAGTAAATACTACTGATGTTAAATCATCAGCAATATCTGTATTTTTAACTACACCCATAATAGTGTACCAAATATCAGTTTTATACTTATAGTATAATTTACTAAATGCTTTCTGAGAACCTTGTTTAGCTTGCTCTACTAGATCTATTATTTCTTGTGTCATATAGCTAAACTTTAGTGGATTGTAGTTAACCCAATAACTACAATCCTTAAATTTAGAAGGGAAGTTTTATGATTTCTTTACAGTAATAATTATTTACTGCTAGACATCTTTTATAGAATACATCTGAGATATGTTCTCTCCATTCTTCTTTCTCTTCTTCATTGAGAGGATATGCCATTTTCAATGACATATTAATAGCAATCCTTACTCTTACTAATCTTGTTTGAAGACTTAATATTTTATCTTCTAATAGATTATTAAGAATATCCATCCATAGTCTTCTATTTATCCACTTATTGATACTTAGACAAGTGTTACTAGTAACTATTTTAGATTTTAAATTAGGTGGTATATTTGCCCAATCATCTAATACACTATCTGCGTATCCTAATACTTTAGTATCGAAATTAGCAGAAGATACAATCTTGTCTAAAGTAAACCTATAAGGTTCCTCTAATTCAGCATTGAGTGCTTCAATAAGTCTCTTAAAATCGCTCATTATGGTTCTCTGTTAAGTGCTTTACAAATTACAGTAAATACATAGTTAGCTTGAGACATTTTTAGGCTGTATTTCTTCTTTAAATGCAGTCTAGTTCTTACTTTAGCTTGTTCTATACCATATAATGGTAAAGTTGATTTATAGTAAGCAATACCTTCTTCGATGATTTTATCTTTTCTAGAATCTTCTCCTAAGCCTTCTAAAGTCTGTAAATCACCAATACCTACATTATCAACTACTTCAGTAATAGATGGCAATGCAAATGTATACTTTTCAGGATACATCATAATATCTACTACTTCAGGACTGTCTTTAGTAAGATCTTTAGCTTTACCATTCTGTTTAAAGTAATTAAGATCAATTGCACCTACTACTTCTAATAATGGTTCTACTCCGCTTAAAAGGAGTAATACATTAGTTTCTGGACCTTGTGCGATCCACATACCTGCTTTTAACATAATCCTTTTGTTTTAAGTATTTTGATAAATTCGTTTTTGAATCTTTTTACTACAACTGCTGCATCCATTGGACTAATGTTGAATTCAGAAGCTACTTTTTTTCTAAATTCCATTTCTCCACTGCATTGCTGCATTACTTCTTGTAGTCTTTCTCGCTCTCCTGGTTCAGTCCAGCGAACATATTGAACAATTTCCATGTTAATTCATTTGATGTTCAAGATCTTTAATTTTATTATAGATGCCTACCCAATATATCAAGCCTTCTTTACTCTTTTCAGCTTGAAACATTTCATAGATTTTGCATCTATTGTATCCGACTGTAATGTTATGTACACCACGTCGCCAACCTCTACCTCCCTTCATTACTGATGGAGTTGATTCATATACATACTCAATGAACGCAGTAAGTTTACGTTCTCTTGTAAGAACAATTTCCCAGGTCTTAGGCAATTTATTCCTAATAAAACCTCTTAAGCCTTTTTTACTCATGTTTATATTTAAATGTTTTTGAATTACTTCCAAAGTCAAACTTAATTAAATAGATTTTATTTTTAATAGTTGCTTTATTAAGTTCTATTTTAACTCTATCTATAAAATTATTAAGACAATACATATTGTTAATATACCATGCGGTTATTCCATAATAGTCTCTTCCATCATTACTACTAATCCACGCTTTTGCATAAAAATCCTTATTACTATATGTCGATTGATTTCTATATCTTAATAATAATACATGAAGTTTTTCCTGTATAGTATATAAGATTTCTGCTTGAGTGTTAAATTCTTTTTCTTTACTCTTTTTATGCCGACCACGATTCATAAGTAGTTTCTTTAATTGAAGATCTAAGTCTTTCTATAGCTGCCAACAGTGTATCTATTCTTATTACTATTTCTGTGTCTCTAACAAAATGTTTAATGTGTTTCAGATTAGTAATTATACCTGCTAAAAGCATAAGAGATAAGTTCCTTCTACTTGCCTTTAATTGATTTAAAGTCTTTTTCATCTGCAAAATATTTTTAAGTATTGTTCATAATGCTTCTTTTCGTTTATTGAAGCTAAAGCATCTAATTGATTATAATTCTTTTTAGTTAAAGTAAAATCATAATCTAATAATGCTTCTTTCAGATTGTAAAATACATTATAATCAAACAAATCTCTGTTACTCACTTTGATTTGTTCAACGAGAGCTGTTTCAAATATAGCTAGTAATCTCAGAATATATTTATTATTCTTTTTGACTGCTAGTCATAAACCTTTATCTCCTTTATTATAATCTAAAGGAATAATTGATACCTTGTTATAATCTATTCTCATACTCTAAAATTTGTTTTATAATACTTTTTAATGATTCTTACAGTTTCATCAAATTCTTCTTTATTATCAAAAACATTACAAAAAGTGTAGTTGTTCTTGTCTAAGAACACAGGATGAAAATAAGCTACAAAGAATGTTTTAAACAATCTGCTTCTTTTAATAGGAATTAGATTATTTAAAGTAATATCGCTAGTTATACTTACTACCCAAGCGATATTTAGTTCAGGATCTATTTTATAGATTACTCCATAGTGTGCACTTGGACCTATTTTCGCTCTAATGATGTCATATTTTTGTAAAGGTATTTGATCTATACCTTGACCTAATATTTCTGTAGGTAAAACTATATTCTGTTTAGGAACACATGAAGATTGTTCAATTAAACTAGTAGTAGATAAAGATGAACTAAATGCATCTACTATACTTATTACATCTAATATTTTATTATTATCTGTATTTTTTAATTTAGAAGATACTTTAGATCTTACAGAGTTTAAAAAGTTCTCTTTTTCTTCAACAGATTTTTCTTTTAATAAATCTAATATACTCATACTTTTTGTTTTTAATTTTGATAATTTGTAATACTAATAGGACTCGAACCTATAACTCAACCTTATCAGTGTTGTGATGTTACCCGTTACATCCATAGTATTTCTTAACCAGCTTTTTACGACATTAGCTTAGCCGTTGACTTATCGTATCACGCTGCGATACGAGTATAGTCTGTTACAAAAGATTTGTCATTTCTGACGTTTATTGACCTATTCATTATTGTTTCTGCGAATCAATACCTGTATGCCCCTTTTATAAAAATTATTAGTGGAGCATTTCCGAATTGAACGGAAGTCTTCTTCAGGCATATAATGACCTAACAGTCAATAGTAGTATAGAGAACGATCAAGCTCTCTATACTTAATAAGGTAATCCTAAAGTAATAGTATATACTATTGATTACGAGCATAAAAGCATTAAATCTAGTATATAACAGCATAAAGCTTCTATTACTTTAGAATTTAAAAGATCTTTGACAGAATACATATTATATCAAGTGCTCATCTAGCAAGCTAGAGACTCGATTGAAATATAGACATATAAGTACTATATGTATATGTATTTTGATATACTTACTGTTTTTCGTCTATGAGACTATTCTTCACTCTTGGAACATAAAGTATACGGAGTGAAGAAATGATCTACTATAGCACATGATCAGTAGGCATGTATTCCTATTATTAGCATAAAAGCATTAAATAGAACTGTCAATTCAGTTCGATCTACCCGAACTCCTTAATGCGACAATGCGACTTATATAGTTTGCGGTTAGACTTTTATTCTATTTTAGCATAAAAGCATTTAGAATACGGATGTTGATTAAAGATAGATATTTTCGTATCTTGAACCAAAGACTTCTTCTTTCGCTTTTGCGATAGCTTCGTCTTTCTTATCTGTGAGTTCTGAGTACTTTTTGTCCCAAGCTTTGTAATCACCAGTAGCTTCAAATTCAGCTTGAGCTTTCTTCAGTTCTTCAGAAAAGTCCTTCATAATGTTCTTGTGTTTTGATGCAAAACGTCCGTTTCTTTCAGCTTTAGAAACAGCTTTGTCACATTCTTTGATTCTACGTTTTACTTCCATAGAATCACGTTCTAACTGTTCTTGTTGTATCTGTTTCTTAGCTTCTGCAACTGCTGCCGCTTCAACTTTACCGTCTTTTTCTTCTTGAGCTTTCATTCCAGCTTCAAAGTTATAACTTCCATCAGTTGCTTTGTCACATAACATTGTTGCACCTAACATAATTCCTACAAGATTCATAAAATTTTTCATAATTCTTTTGATTTTAATTGTTAATAATTGATTTATTTAAGTGAATGAATTAACCCCATAAAGTATCTGATAAACTTTCGCGATAGATCTCATCTCTTTCTTCTCGAATATCTATCTGCATTTTAATAATAATGTTTATTAGTTCTTCTTTTGTTTTCTTTTCTAGTTCTTCTTTTGTCCACATAATAATAAAGAAATAGAAAGTTATACTATCTATTCGTACGCCTTATTCGATAGCTAGCCCTTTTCCTTCTCCTGACCTTAAATAAGGTTGACCGTTGTATAGTCCGTAGGTATTAATCACCTTTAGGGGTCTGGCGTTATAACCTTCTGTGTTGATTGGATTCTATCATAACTACTTAATTAGTAATTCTTAGTTAAACAATAGCTCTTTCCCTTTTATACGGTTGCATTTTAGAATGTCTAACTCTCTTTTTAGACTGATATTCAGCTGCTTTTCCTGATTGCTTAGAACCTGGAAAATGAGATTCTTTATAGGTCTTTCCCATAATTATAACACTCTAATTGCTTGTACTAAAAGATCAAAGATATAAGCGCATCCCTTTTTGTTGAGATACTCAATTGTAACTTCTTTTTCATCCAGCATCATCTCAATTTGTGGTCTAGTTAATTTACCATCTTCAATCAATTTCCAAAAGTTAGCATTGATTGCAGCAATATTCATTAGACCAGCTGCTGTACACACAGTAATAACGTCTTTTAAGATGTTTTCAATCATTTGTTTATTTGAAGAGCTAGTTGCAAATTTACTCGTTTCAAGTATTTCTGTATGTACTTCTGATAAACCAAGCTTTTTAGCCATAAGAGCTACTGCTGTTACAACACTTTCCTGATTAATTGATGCAGGAATTCCAATAATTACAAAGTTTAAAGATTTCATTTGATATGAATTTAAAGTTGTTTATAAATTTCTTGGCTATAGTACTTACCGCATCTTTCACAGTAAGTTCTTTTAGTAATAGGAATGTTTAATTCATTGTTATTAGGCTCATTTTTCCATTTGTGCCCATGAATTAAACATTGTGAACGTAATGCAACTTCTTTTTGCTTTTTAGGATTGTCTAATAATTCTAATTCAGCAAGTCGTTTAATGTTACTATGATAGGCTTTTAGCCTTCTGTAACTACTGATTTTCAGTTTGATTTTCTTAAAAATATTCATTCTTTCATATTTAATAGTTTTAATTATACAATATTTTGAGGACGTCTAGCTGCAACTAGATGGTTTTATCAATCTTAATTATATATTAACACACAATTTTTACTGTACGCTTACAGTAAATAAAGAAGGTATGTAACAATTTATACAATATATTGCAGTATATTGCAGGCTTGACGATTCACATCGTTGTGTAACTTCTACACTAATACAGCTTAATTGAAATACTAATTAAAATGACTCTCACTTAGTTTTAACTCATAAGCAGATATAGCTGTCAAACTAATCTTATTGGAGTACATGGTTTTAACGTCTGCACTAATACTAATCTCCTCCACCTACCTTCAGACGACAGTAATACTGCCCTCTAAAATGATTAGATATAAGCCCCACA